GCTCGTGGCGGTATGCGCGGTCCTCGTGGTCCTAATTCTGTTCCTAAAGGTTTGGCTGTAGCTCGTAAGACAGTTGCTGCTCCTGTGCCTATGCCATCACCTACTGGTGCTCCTGGCGGTGCTCCTGGTGCTATGCCTGGTATGCCTCAAGGTATGAAAAAGGGTGGTATGTCTGATGGCAAACCAGGTTCTTTAACTGGTAAAAAGGGTAAGGCTGGTTTTAGCAAAGTTAATGGGTCTTTTCAAGGTTCTAAAGCACATCCAGACAAATGCAGCTGCAAAATGTGTGGTGGTGGAGCTAAGATGAAATCAGGTGGTGTAGTTGTTGCTGCACACACTAAAGACTATGCTGCAAAGAAATAATGCCTAGAGGCGGCGTAAATAAAGCTGACGGACGAGACTACAGCTACGATAAGAAGTATCAGTCAACTGAAACTCAAAAAGAACGTAGGGCTGGTCGTAACGCTGCTCGTGCTAAATTAGCTAAAGCAGGATTAGTTTCCAAAGGTGATGGTAAGGATGTGGATCACAAGAACCACAACACTACTAATAACGCACGTTCTAATCTAAGAGTTTTAAGCAAATCTAAGAATAGGAGCATCAAATGAGGACCAATTTACCTCCATTACGTAAAGATGCTCCAAAGTCCAGTAACGTAAAGACTGGTCTTAATAGCTTAAAACTTTTAGAGTCAGGTAAAACATATAAGACTACACCTCGTGGTATGGGTCTTAATGGTTTAGGTCTTAAAAAAGGTGGTATTAAGATTGAGGAATCTCATAAAGGTCTTTTACACAAAGACTTAGGTGTTCCATCTAGTAAACCTATTCCTGCTAAAAAGCTTGCTGAAGCTAAACATAGTAAAGACCCTGCTGAACGTAAGCGAGCTACATTTGCAGAGAATGCTAAACATTGGAAGCATAGCTAATGGCTAGTCCTGCATGGCAACGTAAAGAAGGTAAAGACGAGTCAGGTGGTTTAAACGCCAAAGGACGTGCCTCTTATAATAAAGCTACTGGTGGACACCTTAAAGCACCACAGCCAGAAGGTGGACCTCGTAAGAAATCATTCTGTGCTCGTATGTCTGGTATGAAAGCTAAGCTTACATCAGAAAAGACTAAGAATGATCCTAACTCTCGCATTAACAAGTCTCTAAGAAAGTGGCAATGTCATGGCTGATAAGCTAACAGACAAGCAACAAGCGTACATTCAATATCTAGTCTTTGAAGGTTTGCCTGTTATGGAAGCCGCTAAGAAGGCTGGTTATCATCCCGGTGCTGTATCTAACCTAAATCAAGCTATTCGTGAGCAAATTGTAGAAGCTACAGAGATGTGGTTGGCTCAACATGCTCCAGATGCTGCTCGTAAAATGGTTAATATGATGGGTGATGAAGCCATTGAACCAGGTTCAGAGAAACGATTAGAAGCTGCTAAACAAATTCTTGACCGCATTGGTCTAACTAAGAGGGAGAGGGTACAAACTGTATCCGGTGCTCAGCTCGGTATAGTATTTTTACCTCCAAAACAGAATGAAGAACACTAAAATAAGCGTTTGGGACATTGTAGAAGGTACAGTTCCAAAAAGTATTGCATGGACAACAGGATTAGGCAAGCCATTCATCTATGATGAAGACCCTGATGATCCTCAGTATCTACTTTTAAACCAGCATAACCTTAAATGTCTACGTAAGACTATGGAATATGTGGAAAAAGGTGCAAGTTATAAAGATGCAGCTATATGGTTACAGGCTGCTACAGGTAAATCCTGCACTCGACAAATGATTTTCTATATGCATAAGAAACTTTTAGCAGAACGTAAGGCTAAAAGAGAAGCTAAACGCTTCACAACCCTTAATAAAAACAAAATTGACAAAGTTTTAAAACGTGCCAAACGAACTACCTCCACCGCCACCGCTTAAAAAGAAGGTTAGTACTAAGCAACTTGTTACAAAGGCGGAAAGACGTAAGTTTCAGGCTAATAAAGAAGTAAAAAGGGCTAGAAAAGCTACTGGCGAAGTATCAAAACTGGTAAAAGAGGCTAAAAAAGACCTTTCAGCCATTGAAAAGCTGGAAAAAATAGCTAAAAAGACTAGTAAAACAGCTATAATTGAGACAAACGAGCTTGATTTAGCTCCAGAATCGCTGATTGAAGACATAAAAACAGATCCAGATGCGGTCATTTTTGTGCCAAATGAGGGTCCACAGACTGACTTTTTAGCTTCTAGCGAGCGTGAAGTACTGTATGGTGGGGCTGCTGGTGGTGGTAAAACGATGGCTATGATCGTTGATCCATTGCGTTATTGTGCTAATCCTAACCATAGGGCATTGCTTTTACGTCATACTAATGACGAATTACGCGAAATTGTAAGTAAGACTAAGGAGATATATCCTAAAGCTTACCCCGGAGCTAAGTGGTCAGAGCAGAAATCTACATGGACCTTTCCTTCAGGGGCTATGATCTGGCTTACTTACTTGGACAGGGACGATGACGTATTACGTTACACTGGTCAGGCATTCAATTGGATTGGGTTTGACGAGCTTACGCATTGGTCTACCCCTTATGCTTGGGAATATATGCGTTCTCGTTTACGGTCTGCTGATCCTACTTTACCATTATGTATGCGAGCTTCTTGTAACCCCGGTAATGTGGGTGCTTGGTGGGTTCGTAAGATGTTTATTGATCCTGCTGTACCGGGCCAAGCGTTTTGGGCTACTAATATTGAGACTGGTGAGACACTAGAGTATCCACCTAATCATGCTAAAGCTGGTCAGCCATTGTTTAAGCGTAGGTTTATTCCTGCTAAATTGAGTGATAACCCCCATCTCTATGAATCAGGTGACTACGAAACCAACCTGCTCTCTTTGCCAGAAGCACAACGTCGAAGACTGCTTGAAGGTGACTGGGACATTGTGGAAGGGGCAGCATTTCAAGAGTTCAGCAGACTTGTACACGTGGTTCAACCATACAAGATTCCTGAACACTGGACTCGATTTAGAGGAGCAGACTGGGGATTTAGCTCACCCGGATGTGTATTGTGGTTTGCAGTCAGCCCAGACAATGAACTCATTGTATACAGAGAGTTATACTTTAGAGGATTAAATGCTACAGAAGTTGGCAATAAAGTTATGGATTTGGAGCAATCTGAATACGTGTCTTATGGAGTGCTTGACGTATCTGCTTGGTCTAGGCGTGGTGATATTGGCCCAAGTATAGCCGAGACAATGAATAAGATGGGATGTAGATGGAAACCATCTGGTCGAGTGGCAGCACAAGGTGCTAGAAATAGTCGTATATCTGGTAAAATGGAAGTACATAGGCGTCTAGCAATAGATTCAATTACTAAAAAACCACGCTTGACAATATTTAATACTTGTGCTAACCTTATAAGAACATTGCCTACTCTGCCTCTTGACAAAACTGATCCAGAGGATGTTGACACAAAGGCGGAAGATCATGCGTATGACGCATTAAGATATGGTGTAATGTCTCGTCCTCTTGCTTCGGACACTAACCACAGGACTACGTGGGACATTCGGCATAATAGGACTTGGCAACCAGCAAATGCAACATTTGGATATTAAGGAGATAGAATATGGCAACTAAGGAAAGCAAGGCATTCTTGGATACAGCATACAAGAATTTGGGCGATAGTTTTATTTATAAGCAAGTCCCACAAGGTGAACTTTCTAGCGCAAAAGACGCTAAAGATAAGAAAGCTGGCTATGAAGGCGAAGAGTTTGATATTGAACAAAAGTTCTCTGATGTTCCGATCAATGGCGTAGACGCTGCCAAGATTAAAGGCGCTGGTAAGAAACCAGACGAATACAAGAAACTATGGGATTTGGCTGATGACCGTAATTACATGGTCAATGCAGCTAAAGAAGCAAACGCTGGTAAGTAAGCCAGTTTATGGCCCTCTTTAAAAATCCGGGCGAGTCAGCAGAGCAGCAAAATCCTGGCACTGACGAGATTATGTCGTTTGATCATGATGGGTTAAAGCATCAATCAGCGTCAGAGATTCAAGCAGTCAATGGTGTCATTGGTTTTGTACAAGACCGTTATCAACGTGCCCTGACAGCTCGTCGTCCAATTGAACAACGCTGGATTCAGTCTTACAGAAACTATCGTGGTCTATATGGCCCCGATACACAGTTTCTTGAGACTGAGCGCAGTCGTGTATTTGTTAAGATTACTAAGACTAAAGTACTGGCTGCATTCAGTCAGATTATGGATGTTTTGTTTTCCGCTAACAAGTTTCCAATTGGCGTAGAACCTCGTCGTTTACCGGATGGTGTTGCTGCTCCTATTGTCATTGATACTAATCAGCCTACAGATAAACAGAGTGCTCCTCAAGAGGATGACAGCGTATCTGAAAGCCCGTACGGCTATCCTGGTGATGGTCGTGAAATTCCTGCTGGTGCCACAGAACACATTCTTCGTGACTTAATGTCAAAAGAAATGGCCGATAAAGCAGGACAATTTAAAACTAGCCAAAACACATTCCAAGACGCAGTGTTGCCGGGTCAAATTGAAGTTGAACCTGCGATGATTGCTGCTAAGCGCATGGAAAAAAAGATACACGATCAGCTAGATTCGTCATCTGCTTCTAAACATTTGCGTTTAACTGCGTTTGAAATGGTCTTGTTTGGTACTGGGTTTATGAAAGGTCCATTAACCCTTGAAAAAGAGCTACCTAACTGGGAAGATGATGGTACGTATAATCCTCGTATCAAGCATATGCCTTTACTCGATGCTCCTTCAATTTGGAATATTTACTGCGATCCAGATGCTCGCAATGCTGAAGGATGGTCTTATGTAATTGAGCGCCATAAGATGAGCAAAACACAATTGCGTAATCTTAAGAAGCGTCCTCTATTTGATGCAGATGCTATTGAACGCGTTATTGATGGTGGTTTTAATTATACTCGTTTATGGTGGGAGCCTGTATTACAAGACCTTCCTATGATTCCAGCTATTGAACGCTACGAAGTGTTAGAATACTGGGGTAATATTGATCGTGAGTCTGCTGAACGTCAAGGTTTGACTATTCCGCCTGAATACGATGGATTAGATGAAATTCTAGTAAATGCATGGGCATGTGGCAATGAAGTATTACGTTTAGTATTGAATCCGTTTGTTCCTAAACGTATTCCATATTATGCTGTGCCGTATGAACTGCAACCATATATTACGTGGGGTGTTGGTTTAGCTGAAAATATGCAAGATAGCCAAGATTTGATGAACGGCTTCATGCGAATGGCTGTTGATAATGGTGTCATGTCTGGTTCATTAGTCTTTGAAATGGACGAGACTATTCTTGTTCCGGGTCAAGATAAGACATTCTATCCGGGTAAAATCTTCTACAAGAATGGTGGTGCACCAGGCCAGTCTATCTTTAGTCATCAATTCCCTAATGTCACCCAATCTAATATGCAGATGTTTGACAAGGCTAGAGAGATTGCTGATGAAGCTACTGGCGTTCCTAGTATCACACATGGTAATAGTCAGATTAGTCCTGGTTTAGGTCGTACTGCATCTGGCATTAGTATGATTATGGGTGCTGCTAGTGGCAATATTCGTAACGTAGTAAAAAACCTTGATGACTATTTGCTACAGCCTCTTGGTGAGGCTATGTTTGCATGGAATATGCAGTTTGATTTTGATCCTGCCATTAAAGGTGATCTAGAAGTTATTTCACGTGGCACTGAGTCATTGATGCGTAATGAAGTACGTAGTCAACGGCTTACTACATTCCTGCAAGTTGGTAGTAACCCTCAACTTGCTCCGTTTATTAAGTTTCCATATATTGTACGTGAAATTGCTAAGTCTCTTGATCTTGATCCAGATAAGGTTACAAACACTAATGAAGAAGCTTTACTCCAGGCTGCCATCTTTGCAAAAGCTCAGCAAGTGCCTAATTCGCCACCTCAAGGGGGGGCAGGAGCCGGATCGCCAAATGGTCAAAACACTCCTCAAAACGGTGCACAACCTCCAGCAGGACCTAGCGGTAATGGAGGCGGAACTATCGGCACGGGAGCAGCACCAGGACCAGCTACACCTGGATTTTCTGGCACTCCTAAAGGATAAAGAGTTTACTAATGGCGATAGATAATCCAGTACTTCTGTCTGGCTCTACAAATGGTAGACCTATTGCTGTAGCAGCAACTACTTCTCCTGGTACTTTAATTCATACTGTGCCTACAGATTCCACAGGGTTATACTTTACTCAGCTATATCTATATGCAGCTAATATTGACAGTGTAAGTCGTACACTGACATTACAACTTGGTGGTACTAGTACATCAGACAATGTAATCATAGTTGTTCCAGCCAATTCAATTGTTCAGGATGTACTTGACGGTGACAATTTATTTAATGGTGGCGTGTCTATTAAAGCTTATGCCGATAGTGCTAATAAAATTAATATTTATGGTAGGGCTAATGTAATTACTCGCACCACACAAAATAGGCCATAGTATGTTCAGCAAAGATATGGTGGAGACACTTCTACCAGTGGTCAATGATATAGATATAATGTCACGACTACAAGATTATGTCAAAGAACGCATTGAATATCATAGAAATGAATTAGAAAATAATCTTAATCCAGCATCACAAGGTGCTTTAAAAGAATTACGAGTATTGCAAAAGCTTCGTGAACATGTATTAGATGATCGAAAGAGGTATGAAAAAACCTAATGGGAATGATTCATAAACTAGGACCAACTGCTAACGCTTTATCTACTGATAAGACGTTTGATGCAACTGAGACTAGCACTGTTCCGGGTGCTGCTCAGACGGGTAATTCTATTCCTAGTACAGATCAGATGAAGCAATTAACAGATAAGATTAATGAACTTACTGATACTACACCTCCCCCAATGATGCGTAGTCCTGAAGTGGCTAATCCTACTCATACTAATTCTATTGCGTATGAATTACAGAAGGATGGTATGTCCTCTGGTCAATCACTTAATCAAGCTACACAAGCTGGTCGTAGTAGCCCTTTGATGAAACAGGGTGGAATTGTTAAAGCCGATAAAGGTGGTGGCTTTAGTATGATTGGCACTTCTATTGATAATCCAATAGACGCTGCTAACGGCGGTGCTTTAGCCGCTCTAGGAGATTATAATAATAGTGTAATGATGAAAGAAGGTGGCAAAGTGGATAAAGGCATTATCAAAAAGCCTAAAGATGAGCCACCTCCCGGTGCATTACCAGAAGAGATTGCTGATGACCAGCCTACTATGCTGTCTAAGGGTGAGATGGTTATTCCTGCCAATGTAGTACGTTGGTGGGGATTAAAGTTCTTTACAGACATGCGTGATATGGCATTAGTCGGTCTAGCTCGTATGGACATGGCTGGTCAATTACGTAAAGATGGTGATGGTAAAAACCCTGGTGAAGAGAATGAAGCTCCTGATATGACTCTATCTGGTGGTAGAGACGCATATGAAGAAGCTAAAGGGGGAGAGAATATTAACACTACTGTAGTGTCTCCATACCTTAAAAAAGGTGGTATTATTAAGAAGCCGGGTGAAAAAGACTTGACTTACAATAGTAAAAATGTTAATTTTGATCAACATGATGACGAAGACGACTTCATGGCACAAGGTGGTTTAAAAGCGGGTAATATTCCACCTTCAAATACTAATAGTCAATTACCCCAAATTATGCCAACAGCATATAAACAGTCCAGTCCACTATTTAGAAAGGAATAATACTAAACAATGACAACTACAGAAGCGGCTACCAATGCCCCTTCGCCTAAGTTCATGAAACCAAAGCCTTATCGTAGGCAAGAACTAGACGATGATAACGCATTGCCCCAAGTGGCAGTAAAAGATAAGACAAAGTTTACTGCTGCTGATGTTGAAAAGATTGTTGAAGAGACTACTAATAAAGTAGAGGAAACAGCACTTAATCCTGAAGAACAGACTTGGAAGAAACGATATGGTGATCTACGTGCTCACCAGCAGCGCCAAGAAAAAGAGTTTAATAAGCAATTAGCAGAGCTTAAAGCCTCTATTGCTGCTGCTCAAGTTCCAGCTAATAAGGAAATGCCTAAGAGTAAGGATGAAGTTCAAGCTTGGGCTAATCAATACCCTGACGTATATGCTTTAGTTCGTAGTGTTGCTGCACAGGAGCAGGAGAGCCAGATTAATGCTCTACAGGCTCAAGTAGACCAGCTTATGACTAATCTGCATATGGAATCAGCAGATAAAGCTAAGGCCATTCTTAAGAGTCTTCATCCTGATGTGGATGAGTTGGGTGATGATCCAGCCTTCCATGACTGGGCTAAAGCACTGCCTAAGAACTTTAGGGATGCTCTATACGAAGATAATGACCCCCATGCAGCGGCTAAGGTCATTACTATGTACAAGGCTGAAATGGGCTTGCTTAATAACGATAAGCAGCCAGCTAAGAAGCCAGCTAAGCCTAATCTAGAAGCTTCTAAGGCTGTAACTAACTCTAAAGCAGCAGACATTTCCGTAGATGGAGATAAGTCTGTGATTAAAGAGTCTTGGATTCATAGCCTTAAGGGTAAAGAATTTGAAAAGTATGAAGACATGATTGACCAAGCTCGTAATGAAGGTCGTGTTATTTATGATATTTCAGGTTCTCGTTAAAAAAGTACTTGACAAGGTATTTTTTGTAGTATAGTATATTGGTTAATATGGTTAGGGCCGCTGTTCCTATAACTGAAAAACCGTGAAAGATCGGATGTTATAATTCAAGCCCTATCCTTTTTAAAGGAATGCATAATGGAAACTATCTTTGTGATTCTGATTGTTGTCGGCCTAGTCGTGGCTGGTGCATTCCTTAAGTCTTATCTTGTTCGTTCTGGCACCCAAGCTAAGCTTGATACTGCTGTGAACACAGTTGAAACCGTCATTCAAGACGTTAAAAAGGACGTTACTACTAAGTAACAGAGTTTTATAGTTTGTGATCAGGGTTATTGAGGGGTTCTGGTAAATCCCCCTTTCTTCACCCTTCTAATCCTGATCACAAACCCTCTTGTGGGGACAAGAGGTTAATTTACCAGACTAAGGAAGGATAAAATATGCTAACACATAAAACATGTAAAATTTGTAATGTTCTTAAATCGCGCAATGAATATGATCCTGTAACAGGAAATAATAAACGTAATAGAATTCGTCCATGGTGTAAAGCATGTGAGCAGGAAAATAATCGTAGACGTTATCAAAAAGAAAAAGATAGACGTTTAAATTATAGAAAAAATCGTTTACCTGTTTATCGTGAACAGCAAAGAACTAGAAATAGTACATTAATTGGTAGACTTAAATATTGTTTAGATTCTGCCAATAAAAGAAATAAATCTAATTTTAATTTAACTTTTAGTTATTTAGAAGATTTATACAATAGACAAAAAGGTAAATGTGCACTTACGGGTGTAACCATGAACTTTTTAAAATCCTCGCAAGAACTAATGTCATTAGATAGAATTGATTCAAGCGTTGGATACTGTGAAGGGAATGTTTAATTTGTTTGCTGGTATGTAAACAAAATTAAACAAAACCTAATTGAGGACGATCTTCTGCGATGGGCAGAACTACTCGTCAGGTACAAAAATAATAAGTAGTTAGATAACCTGTGATAGATGGCCCTGAAAAGTACCCCTCTTGTAACAGCCCTAGACTATAAACTTAAAAAACTTATAACATAGGAGTTACTAAATTGGCATTTTCCACTAGCGCGGGCTATGGAAACCTCCCTTCTCAAAATCGTTAGGGGACGGTAAAATTGGGTGAATTGCTGGAAAAGCTGACCACGTAAAGGTGAAGTCAATCAGCAGCCAAGCTAAATACGTAAGGATTTATCCCCAGGGATTTAGAAGGTTCAACGACTAACAGGTGACGAAAGAATAATCCTGACACGAGCGCCCAACATTCTACGGAATGATGATATAGTCTACTCACTATAGAAATATAGTGGAGCCAGGATAAAGAGCCTGGACACATTGAGAAATCAATGACTTAGGAACGGAGCATTCAGCCCTACCATCTACTCTCAGAAAGTTCTGAAGAAGTTTCGTCGTGTTTCCGTCGTGGAAGCTATTACGAATACTGATTATTCTGGTGAAATCGCTAACTACGGCGATAGCGTCCACATCATTCTGGAACCGGATATTATCGTATCTCCGTACGTTCGTGGACAGTCGATCACTCCGACTGATTTGATTGATACGGATATTACGTTGGTTGTTGACCATGCGAACAAGTTTGCATTTAAGGTTGACGACATTGAAGCTAAACAATCTCACGTCAACTGGGAATCTTTGGCAACTGAACGCGCTGCGTTTAAGTTGAAAGATGCCTTTGACGCTGAAGTGTTGTCTTACATTGCTTCTAATACCAACATCACAATTGGCTCTTCTTCAACTCCTTCTGTTGTGCGTGTCAATCCGCCAGCAGGTGGCTTCTCTCCTCTGAACATTTTGGCTCGTTTGAACCGTAAGTTTGACGAAGCTAACGTGCCTACGGATGGTCGCTGGGTTGTTGCTGAACCGTTCTTTTGGGAACAAATGCAAGCTGAAGAAAGCCGTTTGATGCAAGTCAATCAAACTGGTGACTCAACTTCGCCAATGCGTCCCGGCATGTGGAATGGTCGCGTTATCGAAGGTAAGATTCGCGGCTTTGATTGCTACTTGTCAAACTCATTGGTTACAGGTGGTTCGGGTTCGGATGCAACTGGTACAGGCAACTATGGTACCATTTTAGCTGGTCATATGTCTGCGGTCGCTACAGTTAGTCAGATTGCCAAGACAGAAACATATCGTGATCCAGACAGCTTTGCTGACGTGGTTCGTGGTCTGCATCTGTATGGTCGTAAGGCTCTCCGTCCAGAAGCTTTGGCCCGTGTCTATTGGCAGCGCGGTTAATAGGGATTAAGGGAGAAATACAATGACTGCATATTCAGTTGCAATTAACTCAGCTACCACGCTTTTTGCTGGTCAAGTTGAGTCTCTGACAGACGTTTCTGCTCTGCGTGTTGCAGATAAGGTTGTCGATTTTACCACACTTACAGGTTCTGCAAGCACTACAGCTGATACGCTGGACGTGATTGCTCTGCCGCCTGAAACTTTGGTGGATCGTGGTTTTATTCAAGTCACTCAGGCTGCTACTTCGGGTACTACAGGCACTTTGGCTTTGGCTTTGGTTGCTCCTGCTACTACTTTGGTTACTGGTGTTGCTAATAATGCCACTGGTTATACGATGGGTTCGGTTACTACTACGGGCGGCATTATTCCGCCAGGTACTGGTACAGCAATCTCTTCGCAAATCTATGGTACGGCTATTGCGCCGGGTGGTACGACAGCTCGTCTGTCATTCGCTACTGCCTTTGGTAACCCAATCATTCGTGTGGGCTTAATCTACGTTGACGTGAGTGCGGTCACGGTCAAAGTTAACTAAGGAGGGCATAGCATGACTGCTTATAGCATTCTCTTTAGTACTCCTGCGGCACCTCGTTTTGCCGATCTACCGCAACGTTTGGCGTATACAGTAGACAAGCCTTTTAGCTTTGCTGCTGGTTCTACGCTCTCTGCTGCGGTTTCTGGTGACACAGTTGACGTAATTACTATTCCTGCAAACACTCTGGTGTTGCGTGGTGGGTTTGAAATTACAACTGCTGATACTGCCGGTAACTCTGGTACTTTGGCTCTTGCCACTGTATCTCCTGCTACTACTCTATTGTCTGCTGCTACAGTTGCTGCTACTGGTCTTACAATGGGTACTACACAGTCCCTTGTTACTAGCGCAGCTACTACTACAGCTCGCGTTACAGTTGGTACTGGTGCAGTTAATGCTGTGGGTCGTGTCATTCTATTGAATGTTGACCTAAGCAACGTGGTAACTACTGTAAATTAATTATACGCTAGTCGTATAGTTTGTATAACAAAAGGCCGTGATTGGACTAATTATCCGGTCACGGCCTTTTTACTAGGGGTTTATATTGTCCACAACTTTTATTACACTTGTGAATAAAGTTCTAGCACGTCTTAATGAAGTGCCACTAAGCTCCTCTACCTTCTCTGGTGCAGGAGGTTTTTATGCTCATGCAAAAGAAGCTGTCAATGCTGCTGTGCATGATATTACACGTAAATATAACCGTTTACCTTTTTTACATTTACGTACCACATTTACTACTACTGCCGGTGTAAATCAATATTCTTTATCTGGTGCAATGAATCCGACTGATTGGGATACGTTTTACGTAGTTGCTAATTCATCTGCAACACCACCTATTGTACAGAAAGCATTAGCACATAAAGATTATAATGAATACATGAACTACCAGTATGCTAATGACGTTAATGCAGCTAGTTCATTATGGTCAGTTCCTCGTAACATTATTCAAGATTTAACTGGTAATGGTTGTTTAATTAGTCCATTTCCAGATACAGCATATACTATTTCATATGAAGCTTGGCAGATGCCAACAGATATGGTAAACTACAGTGATGTATGTATACTTCCTACACAGTTTGATGGTGTAGTTGTAGACTGTGCTATGTACTATGCTTTGTTGTTTCGTGAAAACCTACAAGCTGCTTCTGCTTGGCAAGGTAAATGGGAAGATGGTGCTAAATCACTAGTACGTCAAATTGTTCCACAAGACCCTTATATGAAATCTCCTATGATTGGTCATCCTCTACCTTTAACTGGTCCTACTAGGGTCTGGTAATGCCATCAACTGATTCATGGAAAACAGACAACATTGCTCTAGAAGGTGGCACCATTCAAAATGAAGGCCCTATTGAGCAAGGTTCTCGTCGTCCAGGTTCTTTAATACAAGGTACTAACTTTGAACCAAGTATTAAAGGTGGGTATAGACGTATTTCTGGAACTGTTAGATACTCTAGTACTGTTGTACCTAACTCTGGTCAAATACTAGGTACATTTGTGTTTAATAATGGTGTAGTAGCTATGCGAGGTGTAGACGTATTCTACGGTACTGGTACTACATGGTCTAATATATCTGGAGCTAATACTCGTTCCAGTGTAACTAAATATCAAGCACATAGATACAATTACTCACAGCCAAGCATTATTATTTGTGATGGTGTGAATAAACCAGCTACATATAAAGCTGACGGTACATATACACAGATTACAGATAGCAATTGCCCTGCTGCTGACTTTGCCTGTTCATTTAAACGTCATATGTTTTTGGCTAAAAAGAATAGTAATTTACTTACATTTAGTGCTCCGGCAGCAGAGACAGACTACAGTGCTTTAGATGGTGCTGGTAGTATTAATGTTGGTTTTAATATTACTTGTGGTATGGCAGTATGGCGTGATCAACTGTTTGTGTTTGGGGATAATAATATTGCCTGTATTACAGGCACCAATCAAACAGACTGGACACTTACTCCTATATCATCCAGCATTGGCTGTGTAGCGTATGAAACATTGGCTGAAATTGGTGGTGATTTAATATTCTTATCTACTGATGGTGTACGTACTGTTGCTGGTACTATGCGTATTGGTGACGTAGATTTATCAAATCTGTCTCGTACAATTCAACCTAAGTTGATAGATTTTATCACTAATTATAAAGCTACTGGTAATTTTGCTGGTTGCATTATTCGTAGTAAAGCTCAATATCGTGTATTTGCCAATACAGCATCTACTCAAACTAATGCAGCACAAGGTTTTCTTGGTGGAATACGATTAGGATTAGATGGGTCCGTTGGATGGGAATGGTTTGATATAAGTGGGTTAAATATATACTGTGCGGATAGCAACTACTTAAATTCAGATAAAGAGTTAATTGTTTTTGCTAATAATTCAAGCACTGATGGCTATGTGTATCAGATGGATACTGGCTCTAATTTTATTGATGTGTCTAATAATCCAGTATTGATTCCTGCACAGTTTCAGTTAGCTCATAATCCATTAAATGATCCTGCTATACGCAAGACTATATACCGTATTAAAGGATATTTTGAGTCTGAAGGTGTGTCTGTTATCTACGCAAACGTAATATTAGATGCATCACAATCAAATATATTACAACCATCTACTATATATTTTGGTACTTTAATAGGTACATTTAAATATGATGATCCTTTATCTACATATGACTCTTATGCTGTGTATGATGGTAATCCTATAAGTACTCAAGAAGCACAAGGAATTGGTTCTGGTAAATTAATTAGTGTTGGGTTTTCCAGCCTTGGTGGTTCACCTTACATAGTCAAGTCTGTGTATCTTGAATACGCTATTAACGGGAGAAGGTAATGACAGGATATACACGACAAGCTGCTGCTACTATTGCTGCTGGATTGACCATTGCTTCTGCATCACTAAATAATGAATTTAATGCACTTCAAACAGCATTTGACAGTGTTGCAGGACATACACACAATGGTGATGTTGGGAGTGGTGCAGCATTACAACCTCTATCTCTTAATGGATTAGGTTCTACTGGTATTGTTGTTGCAGTAAGCACAAGTACATTTACCACTCGTCAGCTTGTTGCTGGTACAAACGTATCTATTACGTACCCTGATGGTGTCAGTGGTAATCCTACTATTAGTGCTACTGCTAACGGTTTTATTGCTATTCCGGGTATTGGTTTCTTTGCTTCACCGGATGGAATAACGTCTGTATCTCGTAGCTTTATTGGTACTCAAGGCATTACTTTGACTAATGGGCAAGGTATTAGTGGTAATCCTACTATATCTGCTCCCGGTATAGATGTCATGCTATCTCAATTTGTGATTTAAGGAATAATATATGTCGAGCACAGATTTAAATGCTGATTCTGACACTGTATCAAGCAAAGGCAATAAACAGTCTGCGGATAACGATACCACAAATACTGTAGATAATACTACTGTAGCACCAGGGGGTACTGCACAAAATGTTAATTCTGCTGGTACTACGCAAGCAGCTTTAAGCTCTTCTTCTCCTTCGCAGACTACCACAGCATTACCTACAAATACTAATTTGAATTTAAGCCCTAATAGTACTATTACGGGCGTTGATCCTACTAATCCAACTAATCCTGCTACTGGAAGCACATATCAAACTACAGTTGATCCTAACACTGGATTAACTAAAGCTGTTATTCCTACAACTACAACTACTACAACAGGCGCTACTGCTGCTGTAGCACCGGGTGCGTGGGATGATAATATGGTTGCTACCCAGCGACCTGATCTTGCTCAAGCTTTTAAAGATCATCCTAATGAGTTTGGCGATGCTTCTAATCTACAAGAATTTGTTAAAAATTGGCAGAATTGGGTAAACACATCTAATGATCCTAATGCTGCTGGTGAACGTAATAATGGGTATGGTACTGGTGGTGCAAATGCCAATATAGGTATTAACACTACGGGTACTCCAGCTACTGAAGCTACTACTACCACTACTCCTGCTGCACTGACTAATTCTCAAGTTATGCAGATGAATAATCAGCAGCGTATGACTAATCCTAATCTGCCACCTGGTGCACAGGTAACTACTCAAGATATTAATGCTAATGCTCCTGGTACTGCTATTAATACAAATGGTACTATTGCTGTACCTACTACTAATGCTAATGCTGGGCAAGCTAATGTTGGACCTACAACAGCTGGTCAAGGTCAAGCTGGTACTGCACAAGCTGGATTTGCTACCACCACACTTGCTCAAGCTTCTACTGTAGATCATACAGAGACTGCATCTAGTGCTCCTGTAGATAAACTAGCTGCTCAAGGTGCTGCTAAGTATTCTGCTGCATTAGTTGATCCTAATGCTACACAGATGGGTGTTAGCGACCAGCAAACAGTTGCAGGTCAAATGGCTAATCTGCTTAACTTTGACCCAAATAAACCTACTCCATTGTGGGCTACGGGCGCTGTAGCTAAAGCTAATCAATTAATGGCTGCTCGTGGTATGGATGCATCTAGCATGGCTGGACAAGCTATTACACAAGCTTTAATTAGTGCTGCATTACCTATTGCACAAACAGACGCTGCTACCTACCAACAGACTGCATTAGCTAATCAACAGGCTCGTGTACAAACATTGTTAAGCAATCAGTCTGCTATTAATGCTTCTCAACAATTTAATGCTTCATCTGACAATCAAGTTAATCAATTTGTTGCTCAATTAGCTACTCAAATTAACCAATTTAATGCTTCTCAAATCAATAATATGAGTCAGTTTAATGCTACTCAAACGCAGCAAGCAAGTATCTTTAATGCTGCTGAAAGCAATAAGCAGTCTGCATTAAACGCCCAGTTAAGTACTCAGGCATCTACAACTAACGCCACATTAGCTACTACTACATCAAATCAGAATGCCGGTTTGACTACTACAGCTAATGTTAGTTCTATGCAATCTGCAACTCAACAAGCATTACAAAATGCTCAATTGACTACTCAAGTATCTTCATTTAATGCTCAACAGGCCAACGCTCGTGATCAGTTTAATGCAAGTCAAAACTTAACTATTCAACAGTCTAATGCTGCTTGGAATAGGTCTGTAAACACCGCAAATACTGCGGCGGCTAATCAGGCTACTCAGCTTAATGCATTGAATACTTTAGGCATTAGTAATACTGCTTATCAGAACTTACAACAACAAGCTCGTGACGAAGCTACTTGGGCATTTACATCTGCTGAAAATGCTAAGGATCGTGGTCTTAAGTTAGCTCAGACTACATTGGCTACTAATGGTCAACTGGCTGTTGCTGGTCTACAGGCTCAAAATGGTATGTATGCACAGATCGGTGCTTTTGCTGGTAATGTATTGAATAATGCTGGTTCTATTGCTAATACGGTTGGTGGTTGGTTAAATGGTGGAGATACTTCATCTCCGTCAAGTCAAGTTAAATTAGATGGTACATTACAGGGGATTAGTGACGGTACAGTGTTTTAATTAACTCTTGCCAAAACATAGAATTTCCAGTAAACTATAGGCTTTACTTGGAGCGTCTATGAGTGATGTAACTTATCAAGTTGAGCAGTTTTCTGACATTTTACCAGAGTTGCCGGAATTATGGAAAAAGCACTGGAAAGTATCAGCCCTATACCATGATAAAATAGAACTACAGCCTAATATAGAACTATACAAAATAATGGAGCAGTCTGGTAGGCTTCACATAAGTACAGTTCGCAATAATGGTAAGTTGATTGGTTACTTTTTTAATATTTTAATACCAGAGTCTTTACATTATACTCAAATTAGTCAAGCAGGTCAGGATATTTACTACATTGATCCGGGTGATAATCCAGTAACTCTTGTAGACAGATACCGTAAGTTGGCTAGATTTGTAGAAGGACGATTAAAAGAAATTGGTATTAAACAACATTTTACTACAACTAAGCTTCATTCTGATTTAGGTAAATTGTGGGAAAAGCTTGGTTATACAGAAATTGAACGTAGATTTAGCAAATTGCTAATGGAGGAATAAATGTGTGGAATTAGTGCTATCATTGGTGGGATTAGTGCTGCTGTATCTGTAGGCAGCAAAGTGTTTGGTGGAGGTAGTTCTAGTGGCAGCACAGGTAGCTCTAGTGGTGGTTTTACACCCGGTCAAGCCGCGCTACAAGAATTAGGTGGAGAAGTGCAATCCAGCATGTCTGGCAATGCTACTAATGACAATAACGTAAAATCATCCGATCAAGTTGCTCAGATTCCTATTGCTGGCATGAACAACTCAAATGATCCTACTGGTATTAATAGCAAATGGGCACAACAAGCCTATAACTATAGTCAATTTTCAGATAAGGCCGCTGCTTAATGATACCTGATAAAACATTTGCTGCCCCTATTCCGGGTGAATCATTAACACATCCACCGGGTTCATTTCCTTGGGAGCGTCCTCCTCAATACACCGATCCACATGAAGCAGCCGATCATCTATGGAAGCAAATTACTAAACCTGATAAAGTAGCTCAAATTTTATACTTTCTAGAAGAGGGTGTAACTGTTTTAGAGTTAGCTACACTTATTGTTAAAGTTGGATTTTCAGAAGGTTTGTATACGTACCATTGTGGTATTATTCTTATTCAGCCAGTAGTCTATATGATTGAGGCTATGGCTATGCGAGCCAAGGTTAAGTACAAGCTTAAGCCAGAACAACCTAATCCTTTATTAGATGCTATGGTTGAAAAGAAACTACAAGAAGAGCCTGTAGCACCACAAGAAACTGCCAAAGAAGGTGAAAAAGTAGCTAAAGAACTACCTAAGTCATCTTCTGGATTTTTTAAGAAACAAGGAGCGTAATTAATGCCTACTGGAGCTAATACTGGATTGGGTATGGGTGGTTTTAGCCCAGCAGTAGGCTTGGCTACAGGCTTCTTTAAACAAGTTAATACGATTAATGATGAAAATCGTAAACGTGCTATGGATGTTGAAGATCAAGTAGCTAAGAATATTGACGAAGGTATTCGTATGAAGCGTCAAGCTACTCAGCAAGCTAATGATCTTGAAGCACAAATTAGACAAACTGCTCGTCAGATTAGTGGTAATCCTTTAGACCCTATTGCTGTAACTGCTGCTCATACAGCTATGACTTCTGGCCTTGCTGGTCCAGAAATGCTTGCATATGCTAACACATTGTATAAACAAGCTACTACACAAAATAAGAATGTAAAGTCACAGCAAGCAGCTGCTGGGGTTAATACTGATAATCAACCTTCTGCACCTAACGCTCCTCAAACTGGTACTGCTGCTACTCCTGAAGCTCTACCTACTGCGTCTACTTCAAGTGCTCAGAATGCAGCACCTTCAGATCAAGGTACACCTGCACCTGCTCAATCTAATGATACTTCTGAGCAGCCTACACCTCCTTCTGCACCAGCTACGCCTGATCAAAGTGGTTTACCTATTGCGGGTCAATCTAATGGTGTTACGGCTAAGCAGAATGATGCTCAACAAGCTGCTGTTGCACCCACTACTAGCGGTATGACTGGCGCTGCTGGTGCTGCTGCTGCACCTCCACCTGCTACACCAGAAGCCCCTACAGGCGGCTTTAAATCAATGTATCACAGTTCTCAATATGGTCCACCTGCTGACACATTACATAGTGCTGTGTTTGGTCAAAAGTCACAAGGTGATATTGTAACTAACGCTGCTGCACGATATGGTATGTCACCAGATGAAGCTAATAGCGTAATGCAGGGTAATTATCCTTCTGGTAAGGTATTTACACCTCCTACATTACCAGAAGGTGTGGCTATGCCAAAAATTGACCCTATTGATTTTCAGCATCGTCAAGCTTTCTTGAAAGATATAGCTACAAAACAAGCCTCATTGTACCATACAGTTGGTCAAGATGCAGTAAATGCAGCTATTAAAGCAGCTCAAGATTTTAATGATCCAGATTGGTATCAAAAAGCTGCTGCTATGGTGCAGAATGTCACAGGCGAAGCACAAGCTAAGACCGATATTAAAAATAATAGTCCTATAGTACAAGCACAAACTAAAGCAGCGTTGGCTAAAGCAGCGTTGGACTCTGGGCGATTAGATCAATTGTCAAATGGTAATCTTACCAATGATATGTTAATGGCTATGGCTGAACGCGAATTTACGACAGGGGAACGTCCTGCTCGTAATGACTTACGTACACCTATGGATGTTAAAAATTATCAAGCCGCACGTCAGTATTTAAAAGATCAGTATGGTTTATCCGAAGGTGACATTGCTGCTAATAAAGCCTCCTTCTATGGATACAAAGGGGCGCTTAATAATATCAGTAAGCAAGAAAGTGTTATCGGCGCTGTCAATAAAGAAATTGGTAATACTGCTGGACTTATAACTAATCAACTTGACGAAATGCAAGAAAGAGGTAAATTATATAATTGGACGCCAGCCACAAACGTAAGAAATTACATTAGTGCTAATATTAAAAATGATCCTGATGTTATTAAATTAAATAATTACTTATTAGCTATTCAACAAGAACATGCCAAGTTAGAATCATTGCCTGGTTCTGGCACTAGTACAAATCAAAAATTGAATCGTGCTTGGGAATCTATTAATAACTCGATGAGTCCAGAAGGCTTACGTGCTGCTTTAGATACTTATCATCAAGAAGCTGCCCAATTTGAACAAGCATATACTGATCAGCATAAAGATTTAACTGGTAAGATCATTTCTTTAACTCCTAAAGGAGTACAGGTAAAAGATAAATCTTCTGACACTCAGCCAAAATCTAATAATCCTTCAAGTTCGACGGTGTTTGATGGACCTCCTCCAACATTAAAATCTGACGATTTTATTAAACAGTTTGGTGCTGCTCCTAGCAACGCAGTACCTCTACCACCAAAAGGACAGGCTAAAGTTGGAGAAACTTATGTTACTCCTGATGGTAGGTGGGGCGTCTGGAATGGCAGTACCCTAGCAACGCCACCAGTAGGTAAGTAATATGGATATTAGTAAAGAATTAGCAAATGCTAACAAAATAGTTCCTGCATCTGCTACAGCAGATTCTTCTCCTATGGGTACTATGCAAACAACTGATTGGGCAGCAGGTGGGAATAAAAAGGCTATTCCAAATACAACATATGAATTTGATCCTTACGCAAGTTCTTCTTCATCTACAAATACATCATCCTACACGTTTGATCCTTATGCTAATGAAGACAGTATTCCTAAACCAACTGGAAAACCGTCATCTGAAATTTATAATGATTATGAACATGCCGCGCCTATATCTGACGTAGCAAATGCTTCATTATCAACAGAACCAAGAGGCATGATTAAAAAATATGCTAAAGCATATGGACAGGATGAAAAAGATTTTATAATTGATCCAAAAGGAAACATTTTACGTGCTACACCTGGAGACTTAGATGAACAGGGTAATCAAAAATATGCTCGGATTATTCCAGATGTAAGTAAACCGGGCGGTTTAAGCAGATATTTAGCATCTGGTGTAGGATCAGCTATTCCGGGACTATTTGGCACTGCCGGAGCTATAGCTGGTTCTGCATTGCCGTTAGTAGGTACAGCTGCCGTAGCAGGAGCTGCTGGCGGTGCAGGAGAATTAGTTAGAGAGTATGCTGACAAATCATATAACAACGACTGGGAATCAGCTCAGCCTGATTATGGTAATGTTGCTGCTCATACGTTAGCCAATGCTGCTGGACCTTTTATTGGTGCGGGATTAGTAAAAGGGGCAAATGCTATTTTGCCCAGTACTTTAACAGAAGGATTAACTCAAGGTCAGCAAGCAATAAAAGCTGCACAAGACGCGGGATTTGTAATTCCTCCTGAAATGTTAAAAGATTCTCCACAAGGCTTGTGGGGCAAGATGCTTAATGTATTTGGCGGTAAAAGTGCCACAATGAAAGCGGCACAGGAGGCTAATGCTGCTGCATTAGAAAATGGCATTAAACAAGAATTAGGAATTAATGCAAACACTCCATTAACACAAGAAGCTTTAAATGCTATAAAAGAGCAAAACATAGCGTTAATTGATAATATTGGTAATTTAGGGTCACAGTATAAATTACCAATTAATAAAACATCAAACAGTGTAGCAGAATTAAACAAAATATTAGAGCCTACAACTGAAACCTCTCCTGAACTTGGTGCACATTTTAAAGCTCCTGAAAGAGTTCAATCTTTAGTGTCGGATGTTTATGATTCATTATCACGAATTTTAACGCCAAAAGAAGTTATTTCTAATGCTAGAGAACTTAATAAAAAAGCTGCTGCTGCGTATAAAGCAAATGATATTGAAATGGGTAGAGCATATGCTGCTGCTGCTGATATGTATGATAATTTACTAGATGAGAATTTAACTAAATATGGATTTGGTGACTCTCTTGCTACAATAAAAAATGCAAGAGCTAAAATTGCACAAGCAAATACGGTAAAAGGTATTCTGGACGAAAATACAGGATACTTGGATATTGGCAAATTAGCAGATAAAGCTACAAACTATACTCAAAAAACTGGACTGAATCCAAGCTACACTGGTAAACTTAAGGATATGGTTGAAGCAACCCAACGCTTTAAAGATGCTATTGCTTCTAGTAAAGCAGTAGGAGCATCAGAACATGAAATAAATCCTTTAGTACTAGACAGCGCATTAACTTTTTTATATTCTCATCCAAAAGTTGCTGTACCTATTGCAGCAGGAACTGCTGCTAGATCGTTTGCAGCTAGACATGCACTATCTGATTCTATACAAAATTCATTAATAACTCCTAAAGCTATCCCAGCATTGTCTGATGAAGTCTATAATTGGGCTAAACCTGCTGCGACACCGCTTACGGATTATGCTGAAGATCAAACAAATAAAGCTTTTGGAGTAAATAGATAATGCCCACTGATCCACAAACAATAATAACCGTAGTCCTAGCTCTATTTACCGTTATCGGGGGTATTGGTGGTGCCATTAAGTATATTCAAACACTCATTAAGAGTGAAAATGAAGCATTCACCAGATTAATCAAGGAAGTGCAGGACAACATGAAAGCAATAGAGGTGCGTATTCAGGAACTACCAAATAAATTCATTAGCAAAGATGATCATCGAGCAGATATTCAAGACTTGCGATCAGATTTACGTGATTTAAGGCTTGACAATACCAGTAATTTTTCTAGTATATCTACGCGACTAGATCAACTGTTGCAAAATAATCAAAGAGGAAAACTGGTATAATGTCTGAATTACCTCGTGGCATAAGGAATTCCAATCCTGGTAATATTCGTATAAGTGATACTAAGTGGCAAGGTAAAGTTCCACTAGATCAAAATACTGACGATAAGCGTTCTAAGCTTGGGAGGAAAGAATTTGAGCAATTCATTGCACCTGAATACGGTATTCGTGCTATCGCTAAGATTATTCTTACTTACGATAAGCAAGGAATTAACACAATCCGTAAAGCTATTACTCGGTGGGCACCGCCCAATGAAAATGATACTGACGCCTATGTAACATTTGTCACTCATCGCATGAAGGAACAAGGGTTCCTTGGTAGTGCGGATGATGTTTTGGACTTTGATAAGTATGAAATAATGTTACCATTTGTGAGTGCTATTATTATGCAAGAGAATGGTGCTACAACTACACCGTGGTATGATACTGAAACTATGCGTAAGGGATTGCTATTAGCTGGTATTGCTGATGCTCCTCCACCACCTGTTAAGTCTAATCCTAACCTTGTAGCTGCTAGTGCGGCAGGTGGTGTTGGGACTATCACGGTTGTGTCACAGGCAGTACAGAGCATTCCATATGACCAAATTAGTGCTGTAACTCCGCTCATTCAGCAGGTCATTACTACGGCACCTTGGGTTATTGGAGCCATACTAATCCTTGGTGCATTATATTTTGCATATACGGAATATCAAAAACATAAGGCTAATACAAATGTTTAGTACATTATTTGCACTGACAGGGCTGGATAAAGTTTGGGGGTATTTAGCCACTGGTGGGGCTATTGCTCTAGCTTTAGTATTAGGTTATTTTAAGGCTCGGTCAGATGGAGCCAATGCTGTAAAAGCACAAATTTCAGAAAAGCGAGCAGAGGACGATGCTAAAACAATTCAAATTCAAACTACTGTTGGTCAGCTTGGCACTAATGCCGTTACTGAGCAGTTGCGACCATTTACAAGAGATCAATAATTGTGATCTTTTGAATTACATTATGATTTCAAAGGACGACAAGCTTACCGATATTACTGCTAGGGAAATTCTGACACACAATCTAACTGTGCAAAAAGTGTGTCAGAAACCCATTCCTACGAAGTAAGTACTTTCCAACTAATAGGAAATAGCTTCTCACATACTTCGCCAATTTTATGAGCTATGTATTGAGACTCATACTGGCTATCTGGACCAGTACGTAGCTTATAAACTCGCGCATAGCCTAACAAGCTACCTGTCCAAATCCACTCAGTCATCATAGATTGTGGTAGCACTAGACGAGCTAACTCTGGTGCAACATTAAGCTTAATCATATCTAAATATGTGTCGTATGCCGCTTTAATAGCGGATTTATAATTATGAGTTAGCCAGTCTATGCTATTTTCATCTTCATACTTAGATGAACCTTGTTTCTTATTAATTGGCTTACCACGCCATTCAGCAGGTATGTAGAACTCTGGTTCATCAGTAACATACCTACGACTTACTTCATTCCAACTAAATCCCACCTGGTGCTTTCCGAATTGTCGTGCAATGGATATGCTTGACTTAATACGTAACTGTATAGAAGTATGGGCGAAAGGAAGCTCGTGGTGTTCTTTAGCAAGGAAATGTATAAGCTTTTCGTTTGAAACATCATCATAATTAGTTGATTCCTTGTGAAATGACACTCGTGCAGCATCGACCACAGACATATCTGTACCCATATGGTCTTTGTATTCTACAAATCCTGGTTCTGTAATAAACTTAGGCATACTTCTCTCTATATTTTAAGGCATCATACGGTTGTGGAAGTCTAAATTGATAATGAGGATAACAAGCCCTATGCATTATTACTAAGCTAGAAACTTCAAATACACAGGCTGCATTTAGTGCTGCACCAATCTCATTTAAAGCATATGACCATTTCATCCATTTATGATATTCGTCTGAGTACATATTACCCCTCTAATGAGTTCATATATTGAATATCTCCACCTGTGCGTGGATCATAATACGTAGCAGCTTTAATAGCTGTAATTAAATCAGTTTCTATATCTGAATCAGATGGTCTATCGTACTGTGTATAAAATGAACCTAAAGCATACATATAACCTGAGCCAATAGCCTCTACACCATCTTTATTCTCAGTCAATACGCCATCAGTCCATTGAAATAACCTACCACTAAGACCAATAAGCACTTCAAGGTCTTTGTCTAGCTTGTCTTTATGGTCATAGAACAGTTCATAAACTTTGCCATACACGTCCTGCTTTATAGACGTTTTATTTATTTTGGCTAGATTCATCTTGTATTTAAGATAATTAGTACCTTCCCACGAACCGGCTATACCAATAAGGAATTGACCTAATTTAAATATCTTAGGCATTGTGCACTCTTGGTGTATATCTTCCGTAGAACTTAAACTATCGGAAGCCATATGAACTACGCCATTAACAGCACAGCCTATTACAGTGGTCATTAATCCCTCTCAAAATAAGCAAGTTTAGCAAACTCCAGATTACCTAAAATCTCAATAGTTGAGTATTTAAAACACGCATCCAGTGTCTCTGTAATAGACTCGTCATCTTTGTGTTTAAATTCTGCAATAATAAAGAACCTATTAAACTCACCAATATCTTCTTCAAACTTAGATAAGAACTTTTCTAGAAACTCTCGTGCAGTTACATCATCTTTATTTAACTTAACTACATTATCAGTCATTAAAAGTTTCCTGTTCCGCGAGGTTTAACACCTTCTCGCATTTGAATTGGTGGCATTGGCTGATCTGCAAATATAGCCAAACTATAGAATGTATGCAGCATGGCTAATTTATCTAATAGACGCTGAGAGGCGTGTCCATCCATACCTTCAGTTATGTGTCGAACAGCATCACCTGGAGGTCGTAGAAGTCTATTACCAATCTCTAGAATAGTATCTTCATCACAACCAAAGTCAGCAGCTATACGACTAATATGAGGATGATATACCCAATCCTGTTCCTCACCTATCTCGCTTTGGTCGTCCAAATGCTCCTTTGGAGGACCAGAAACGAAGTCCTGCATCTCTGCATCCAATCTCTGCTCCAAAGTGCTCTGTGACTGGTGTGATGATGAGGGCATGTCTAGACCTTTCTGTATGTTTAGCATGAGCTTCAATCATGTCTTCAAATGTTTCAATACGAGCTTCATAGGCTCCATCATTAGCCCAAGTAAACCAATACCATAGCTTAGGCAATTCTTCCATTATGCTGCATCCTTTGGTGGCTTTACAATGGTCTTAGGATTATTCCACACTAATTTAATAGCCTCTTTTGTATGTTTATCCCATTGGAATAGATCAACTTGTTCTAATGTAAGTGTATCAGGTAAACTTTCAAGAGTGGCTGTTGGAGCAGAGTATTTAATAAATCTGTATTTCCAATAACCATCATCATCACTGACTACACGACATACATCTTCTGCTGCTGGTCCAATATTCTTAATTGCTTTAAAGTATGAATGAGGTAAGCCTTGATCATCCATACGCTTTAGAGACAACTCTCGTACAACTTTCATCAATAGAAAACCGTGTTTAGTTACTACTTTAGTGTTGGTCATGCACTCCCCACAACTTCACACACATCACCAACACATGCAAATTCTTTGCTGGCTGTAGTAGTATCCTCTAATTCATACTGTGAAAGCTTATCCCAGTCAAGTGTTTTTGGCATAACTGCTTCAAGTTTTTCATATTCTTCTTTGGTAATGGTTTCATATGGCATCTGCTGATATGTGACATTACCTTCTGTAGCATCAGGCAGGAACGATACACCAGACATGATGGACATATTCTTCCATACCCAGGCAGCTACATCAAGCCATTCATTATTTTTAATGGTTACAGTAATGCTAGGCTTATGCTCTGTGTAGGACTCTTGAAATGCCTTCCATTGCTCAAGCTGATGAATAGCTGACTGTGCTGTATTCTCTGGACCAGCAATAGGGAAGCTAAAGATAGATATTTGGTTAGGGTTAAGTACACATGGCTCCCACGGTACGCCTTGGTCCTTCATAAACTGTGTCAATGGGTCTTTGTTATCCTGCCTCACTCGTCGAATGTAATAAGGAGCGTGGCGGCTATGGATACCGCTGCTACAATTAACAAGTTGAGAAGTAGTACCTTCAGGCTTAATACAAGTAATAGCAGTAGACACATTAATACCAAGATTATCTGCCCAAACCTTGTTTGCATTGATAGCAGCCTCTTTTAGTTGATTTAGTACTGGCTTAGTGTAATAAGGTGCATTAGTACCTAGAAATGAGTCTGCAATACCATTAAGACTTACGCCTAGCAGTCGTTCTTCGTCACAGTTATCTTTCCACTTCTTTCGTAGATACTTGAAATGGGTAAGAGTCGATTGCCATGTTCCAAGGATTGTAGCCAGTGTGACTTTCCGTACAAGAATATCTGGAGTGTCACTTGATCGACAAATGACTGAAGTGAGATTGCAGAATTGCTGTGGTCGTAGAATGATTTCAGAGCAGTTTCCTGTGACAATTCCATTAAATGTACCTGTGCTATTTAGCTCATCTGTAAAACAGAAAGTCTCTGTATATCCATAATCGTATTCATCATAATTAGTTAAATCTGTAACGCCAGTTACTTGTACAAACCTACGAGCATCACGTTGTGGCGCATTATTATGCAACTCCAAGCGATTACACTTTAACCCAATATACAACAGATGATATGTGTCTGTGTTACCAATCAATAAACGATAACCAGTTTGACACTGATACATAGCAGTGCCACCACGACCATCGGGCAATGGGCGCATACCAGCAACATTACCTGTGCTAATCTTAGCCTGTACACCAAGACGAGTCAACATCAGGCGAATGTTTAACAAAAAGTTTTTATCAATAGAGCCAATTTGTACACCGTTTCCATTAATGTCTCGTGTAACTGTACCATCACTATCTAGAATACCTGCAAGCCAGTTTAAGCAATACTCTTTTGTGCCATCAACTGGCACAAAATCTTTTGTAAACATAGCACCATGTTTCCATGTTTTACGCTTATCATAATGCTCTTCACTAAACGTGCCAACCAGACGATTTTGACACATATATTTTGTATTATACAAATTAGAATGTTTAATATTCTTTGTACCGTCGCCTGAATAGAAACCTTGACTATAGGCGTCAACAGAGTATTCAATACCAGTTTCAACAACTGGCATTTTAAACTTCTCTAGCCGTTCTCCCGGTGCCAATTCACATGCCATGACACGTACATTACCAGCCAATACAAACTTGTGGTAAGGCGTACAGTCAAGGTACGTACCATCAGAAAAATGCACTCGAACTAACGGATTAAAACCAGTAGAGAATGGTTTAACTTTGCTCCATTCTTTGCCATTCCAGATAACTGTCTCTTTATCTACGCAATCTTTAATCTCTTTATATCCTTGATCTGTAAGGATTAAAGTGTCACCAGGAACACACGGATTTGTGCCTACCAAATGATTAGAATCTCTGCGTCCATTCCTAGCCATAATTCGTTGCATGGCGTCACGATTTATAATTCCACGTTCTCCTGAACCAGATTGATACAATGCCTTCCATTCATCCATGAACTGGTCTAGCGTCACATCATCATGGTACACAGCAGAGTTATTAGCTAACGCACGATGTGGATGTGTTAGCCACCACTGACCAGATTTAGCTGTCTGAATACGCACATCTGACAAATCTGATAATGAAATTAACGCACTTCGACGTGTCCCACCTACAACAACTACTTCTGCAATTTTGCAGACAAGGTCATGACACTCTAACGTAGTTAGTCGTCGTCCTTTTGCAGACTTAATAGTGTGTACACAAAAATTAAACAAGTCAACAAGAGGCTCAGGCCCACTAGAACGACCTCCCATAATTTTAAGTTTTGCACCAGCAGGACGTAGCTTAGATACATCCCACTTAGGAATTTGTCCAGAATATAAGAGAGTGATAAGCTCACGTAATGCCCTACCCCAACCTGCTTTAGAATCATCTACAACGATAGTAGTATCAGATCGTTCAAAATGCTCAGCCACAGTAGGTAACTTATCCACGTATTTCTGTTCGACTGAAAAGCCCACCCCTGTACCCGACATGAGAATAACAAGGCACTCATCAAAGGCACGTAGATCATCGACAGTAAGATAGGCACAATTTCCGGTGACAATTCCACTCTCCAATGTAAAAGTGTGTGTATTAGGAACTACTGCACAGTAGACTTCATCATACATGTACGCATCTAACCCAGCCTCAACTCGTACTTTTTTTACTTCTTCGTCTTCTCCACGATAAGACCAAGTAATTTTAGCAGGTTTAAAATTATCGCGTTTACGCTGTATAATAAAATCTTCAGAATCTAAAGAGGCTCTATCAACGTAAAGCCTACCAGAAATTTTCTTACGTTCGCCAAAATTAGTAGTATCAGGCAATCTAGACCAGACAGAAAATGTATAACCATGAATAGACATTACAGTCTTACACCATTCTGCCTCTTCTTCTGAGCAACACAGACTGACTTGATGATTGGCAGCAACAGCGCCATCAGCAGCCATCCACCCACGGAAAAATCCAATCAGATAATCTGACGTTTCAGAAATATCAGGCAATGTTTTTAGACTGTGCGTTTTAGCAAATCCGTCATACATCATTATTACAGGTTCACCATTTGTGGATGGCGGATATGTTACTGGGTAGCCTTCAAAGTATGGTAGTAGATCATTTTGATCGCCACAGAGGCGAATATGATAACCCTTCACTCGTTCTGCGCTTTTTGTGACAGTGCCATCTCCATAAACTAATCCGTGTTGTACACCACGAACATAGTCAATGTTATTGCTGACAATTTTTGGCGCAGTAATGTATGGAATTTTATCGCCAACACGCAGGTATTTGGACTTTACTTTTTCACCATTTTCCAGAAGCCAGTCGTGCCCCTCGGTTGCCCATACTGTGCGCTTGGTGTTATCATGTCCAAACGCTAAAGGAATTAGCTTTTGGTTGCCAAAAGATTTAATTTCTGCTGGCACCCATTCTTTATTTTTATTAAGCACTGTAACAGATGTACTCGGAACATGTTTAAATCTAACTAATCCATACTCTTTAGTTAGGAATTTTTGATACCCACTAAAACAGTTATAGCCACAGATAGCATCCCGTTCAAGTGCCGGTCCAGCAGTCATTAAAGCTCGCATGGACGGCAGAATTTCTAGATTAAGTACAGCTTGTTCTAATTCATTACGAACATTTTTATCAACTTCATAGTTCATATTCTTGGATAGATGACGAACCATAAAGTCAAAGTAACGCTTTACTGTTTCAGGCCAATTCTCACGACGATTCTCACTATCCACCCAGCGGGCATAACGAGACTTAAAAATGAACTCTTGATACGGGGTAGGGAGATTCTGCATATTATTCCTTATTAACCTAAATTAACCGCCAATAAACCAAACCAAGATGCACCCATTAATGCTTCCGCTTTAATATTCCAAGGAGAAGCATTTACAGTAAAAGGTTGCCAAAAAGCATAATAACCTGCGGCGGCAATAACACCCGCAATCTCTACAGGAGTATTATAGCCGTCTAGCGCCAGTATTACCGCCAGTAATGATGGACCTATGTAAATCTTTAAATAATCTACAAAAGTACCTTGTTTACCTAGTACTGCCCCATTACCAATTGAAAAGTAGAATAGAGTCAGGCCAGTTGCTAAACCAACAAAAATAAAATTATGAGTATTAATGTATGTAATACCAGCCGCCATAAGCCCACCAATAGCCATTAATAGCCCTCGTGGCAGACCTAGCCAACCGCCTAGCATAACCCGCCATACACCACCTAATATAGTAGCAGCAATGATTAACTCAAGAGAAAAACTCATGTCGTACACTCACTTTCTTAACCTCTAGACCAGAAATTTCATCTGCAATAGCTTCTAGATCATCTCTAATAGACTCTGACAGTTTACCATCAGCAGGTACAGGATATAGCTCTGTGTCAATCTCAACCAGTACTGTAGCTCGGATTAGACTCATACCAAGTCCTTCAAATCTACTTTAGGATGATTAGCTGCTTTAGTTAGTTTACCATCATTACGTACAATACCATTAGCCACTTTAGCCATATTATTCTCATGTACTCGGCTAAATGCTTCCTCTAAAGGCCAGCCATAAATAGCAGCAATACGTACTACCACATATATAACGTCCACAAGTTCTTTAAGAACCTCGTCAGCGGTCTTTTGACCTAGGGCCTCAATAAGCTCTCCAGTCTCCTCTGCAACCAATGTAGCACACAGTTCTGCGGATTTGGAGCCAGCTTCAAATAGCTGTCCAGTCTTTTGATACTTAGCTGAGGGGTGCAAAAAGGTCTTAGAGTATACAGCACGTTGGAACTCATGTAAAGCCCCAAAATACCCTGCATTCTCATAAGTCGGGTTATAAATAGTCTCCAGGTCGTTCACCTTGGACTCGTGGATCATTTGGCTTAACATCTTCCCTTGTGTCAAATCCATGTGTGCGCTCCTTAATATATTCTTCCCTAAGCCGTTCAATATACAGAATAAAATCCATTGCTTCTTCTTGTGCATGTTGTGCCCAAGCCATGAAGTCTAGTGGATTTTCTCGCATTGTCAAGCCATATTTCTTCATACCTTCAGCAGAACGAGTAATAAACTTGTTGATAACATTGTTTACTACTGGGTCTTCAGTTGGGCATAAAGTCTTACCATTCCAACCAGTTATAAAGTCTTCACAATAATCACATTTGTCGTATAATAGCATCCCTGTACTAAAATTACCACATGTCTCACAATAAGCTGCTTCTTTAACCTTGCCCATAGGAACTCCTTAATTCATCTTGACTAATCTGCTTAAGTGTATAATCACCCATATTCACATTAGTTTTAAGTACAATACCTTCCCACCAGAACTTGGCACTATTCTTAGCATATGAGGGTACATAACCGCCAAGTAGACAACCAGCTGATAGTCCATGAAGCTTTCGCCCGTCTGCTCGTGCTTCAACAGCATAATCAAAGACATGAGCATGGCCGACTGTGGATGACATGTGGTTTCGCTTAACCAAGGAACGAGCAAGATTTACACCCCCAATAGGCTTACCCATGACTCCAGATGCAAAGTTATGACAATAAGCAATATCGTCAACCACAACGGGAACTTGGTATTCAAAATACTCCATGCCGTAAGAATTATAACCGATGGAATCAACACCAACAAGACCAGCAAGCTCAGGAGTATTGTTGACCAATCTTTTAAGCCTATCGTCATCGTGATTGCCACCTAGCATAATAATACGTGGTTTATACTGCTTCTTACGGTTCTTTGCAAGCATTAAATTATGCTGAATCAAAGGAGATGTAGTCAAGCTTAGAGCATGTCTAACTGACTGAATATCTTCTTGGAGCCTTTTACCTTCAAAAGATAGCTTACCCTTGTCGTAGGAAGACAATGACTCAAAATCGCCAAAGTCCCCAAGATAAACCACAACATCAGGACGTAGATCGACAATAGCATTACCAACCCACTCAAAGCGGCGAAAGTCATCATTCGGTTTAGCGTGTGTGTCAGGTATGACAAGATGTGTTCCCATTATGCTGTTCCTTGAGGTAATACTTTATGTAAATTAATCAAGTCTCCAGACTCAAGTTTTTTCAATTCTTCCTCACTTTGTTTCATGTACTCTGCTGTAAGTGCAGTATTACCAGCTAAAAACACTTGATTCCAGTTATGAATCAATGTCTCTGCTAATCCACGTACCATACAATGTAATGTAGCTGCATAGTTATTTGATAGATTTTCTATATTACCTAAAAAGATTTGTAATTTAGGTGGAGTATCATCATCTAACTGACAGCGAAATACTAAGGCAGCAGTACCTTTGGCAGTACGAATGTCAATTGTACCATCGTCATAGCGTTGTACAATTTCTGCAATTTCATTATCCATTACCACTTATCCCCTTTAGCTTTCTTTACTAGCTCCATAAAGTGCTCAAAATCCACAACGGCTAAAGGCTTCTGCCTGTCTGTTTTAACCACTAACAAAGGCTCTCCTTCGCCATGCCCATCTGCTTGATGGTATGCATCGTACAAAGATTTCATAGTCTTACGATTTTTGCATTCAACGCTGTACGGAAATATCTTAAATGCTGCCTCAGAAAGCTTTACGTCAGCCCCATTAGCTCCCATAGAACAAGATTGTACGTCTCGTGTAGACAAGCCATCACCAAGGCATATAATAGCCTTAGCGACAGTCTGCTGCAAAATTCTCCCCTTCTGCTTTGCCGATTGTGGCTTCATTCTACGTAATACCTCCATTGTGGGTTCTTGGCTTTAGAGGCTTCTATAGGTGCATGTACTAAACCAGGCCAGCATGATCGTTTATAATTACAGAACTCGCATGAGGTAGACAAATACTTTTTACCAGTCTCTTTACCATAGAATGTTTCTACAATGGCTTCAAAACTACGTTCAAACGGTTTAACATTATAAACAGCTTCTACAGATTGCTTTATAATGTTGAATGCTTTTTCAGCTTCTTCTTTAGCATTAGATTGATCAGCTTCTAGTACTTTAATTTGACCAGAGTTCTTGTTAATGACAATCCAACCACCAGCACGTAAGCCTGTAGCTAATGAGTATCCATATAACTGTGGAATATAACCAAAGTCATCCCCAGCTTTTAGGGCATCATAAGATACAAACTTATGTTTAAATGAATAGTCTGATGCAGATTTAATATCCCACACAGACTCATTATCAATTTCAATATCATCCGTACCATTAATTTGATGTATTTTACCACTCTTTAACGGTACTTTAAGTGTATAGGCACCTTGCTCCCTAGTAATATTAATGCCAGCAGCTTTCATAACTGGCACGATAATTGCTTCAAGAATGTCTCCAGTGAGCATACGAAACACATGCTCAAAGGAATTATCCTCTCGTTCCATGTTGTCCCTCTCTGCCAGCAATTGACAGAGAGGTTTACCAACATTGGACATACGCAACCCAAACTTACGCTCAACAGGATTAAATTGTCGCATGAGTGCATCTTGTATGCTATGACCTGCTTCATCAGCAATGTCGTTAGCTAAACTACCTTCACCACGAGCAATAGAATCTAAATACGCTTCAAGTTTTGCTTGTATTACGTTCATTAAAAGGGAATCTCATCGTCAAGGTCAGATGTATCAACATGATTAACTTTTGACTTTAGCACCTTGCCAACAACATCTTCTGCACGTTTAGTAGAGTTACGTCCACGAATAATGCCATCATAAGCTTCCCGCACAGTGTCATTCTTTTCCTTAATGTATGCTTGAGCACTTGTGACAATTCCTCCAATAGTTCCAGGAACAGCAGAGGATTTGTCACTTACACTAAAGATTGGTACATAATAAATCGTAGTGCCAGTCTTTTCCTTCTTAAGTGTGACAGTTACGTCATACTTCAAAGGACTACGCTTTGACTTAGCAAATTGCTCCAACAACTCCTGAGCAGTCATGAATGCGGATTGTGAGACAGTCCATACAGCAGGAACATCAGCTACCTCAGCCTCGCGCCCATCAATGGTCTTCCCCTTCATACTGACCAGTACCCACAAGCTCATTTTGCATTTAACATCCTTCTGGATTTTAGCTTGCTCAGGAGTCATTGGATTCTTTTCAGCCTTAGCCTTGGGCAACTTGCCACAACGAATAAGGCCATTATCTGAAACAAATTCTGTACCATTCAACGAATTGGCAATAATGCTTTGCGCCACAATCTTCTTTTCAGCCGAGTCATAATGCATGTACTGATATGTTGGCATAATGACACGAATGGTAGCTTCCTTAGCATACACCGTATCTTCCTTATCTTCATGATAACCCGTGAGAAAGAACGTACCCATTTGCATAGGTCGGTCCTGATCATCCTCTGCCAAAGCATTAATCTTAAGCTTTGTAATACCAGAGCCAGAAAACTCTTGACTAATGCCAAGCATCTTATTAAGAGCGGCATCATCATACTCACCGTAATTAGCAATCTCTGTAGACATTAATGGTCCTTTCCAAGTGTAAACGTAACGAGAACTTCGTCTGTATCTCCAGTCAAAAGTTCTTCTTCAAAAACAGTTTCAGCCCAATTTATAGTCCAGTATTGATCTGGTGTCAACGGGATTTTATAATTTTCATGCAAATAGGCCATGATAATATCTTCAACCTGTTCCATAGTTAAACAGTACGTATTCATCACACTGTCTCCATCTGTAATAGATTATGACCAACTTTGCTTTCGGACATTAGGGGCACATACATATCAATTCCATGAACAGTTTTCAAGTACCATTCTGCCATATTATGTAATTTTTTCATCAGTGACACAACTTTCTCTTTCTCACCTGGGTATATATCTACGACAACAGAATCATGAACAGTAAGAACAAGCAAAGACCTAAGCTTGTGTTTTTTAAAAGCTCTAGCCAAGACGCAAATTGCAGCAGGAACAATGTCAGCCGTGGCAAATCCTTGAACTGGGAAATTGACGATCTGAGTTTTGTTGCTAACTCCCCCATAATGATTACGCTTAGCAAATGGAAAAGCATACTCACGGCCAGTAGGTAGCCGTATACATTTGGTTCTGACAGCTTCATCACCTAACTCCTCATGCCACTTGGCTATACTATTATATATCTGTAAAAATTGCTTATAATAAACTACTTCTGCTGGTGTTCCACTTAGCCCACCATACAAAGGCTTGAAGCTGTTGCCAGTAATACTAACAAATTTGTCTTGACGCATGACCCATGTACCATTCTCAGTCATGGGACACCATACATCTTCAACAGAATACTTGTCAATCTTTAATCGCTGACCTGTAACGTATTGACGTGTGCGTAAAGTAATTTGCTCATGCAGTTTATTGGTATAAAATACTGCCTGTGTAACACGAATTTCATAGCCTTCTAGTATTGCTGCTAATTTAATAGCTTCACATTTGCCTCCAACATTCTGTGCAATACGGACAACTCCAAAACCTCTGTCGGTTCCTTCAGCATCTATTACAGCCTGTAACCAAGCCCTACGAGCATTTACATTTAAAGATAATACAAATTTAACGTAGTCAATCTCTATTCCAAAATTACACTTTTTATAAATGTCTCTTAATAGTTTTAAGGGAATGTTAAAATAGTGTGCTTGGTTACTCTGCATTTTTACATCTGTGTTTATGCCAACCCGCTTTAATAACTCTACTAACTTTGTGAAAATTGTTCCTTTTTTGGTACTCTGAACTATAGTGGCACAACGAACTATATTATCTTTAACATTTGTGTGACCATCCATCCACAGCCATCCCAGAATAGCTGCTTCATCATCAGAAATGTTCAACGCACCTTCTGGACAATATGCAGATGTACGAATTTCATAGCTCTGGTTAATATCAGAAGTCGTAAATACACGATCTTGGTACTCTCTGGTCTGTCCATTATCAACGCGCTTACGGCCAAACCACTTGTGGTCACTCGTAGCAAACATTTCCCAGTGTCCATTACGCAGCCTGTAAACATCCTGAGCTTTGTAATGTGACAAGGCCAGAATAGGCTTCCACTCATTTTGCTTAGTAACAGGATTAAAAGTTAAAATGTCCTCACCGACAGTAAGTTCATCATACTTCTTCCAACCGTCACGTGTCAGAGCTTCTGTGTTCATAGGTACACAATGACTCTTAGCAGCCTGACGATCCGTCTTTTGCCCAGCATCACTCAAAATCTTTGCAGTCTGATTATGTACATCTATTCCTTGAAGGATATGTTCTCGGCCTCGCTCATCACGAGCAAGATGAACAGCAGCACGAAATTCAAGCTGGCTAAAATCTGTGTCACATAACTCTCCATTTGGGAAACGGGAAGTGAATACCTTGCGAATTGGAAAGGTTTTCCCTCTTGGCTGATTTTGTAGATTTGGGTCTGTGGATGATAGTCGCCCGGTCTTGGTAATGCACTGGTTAAACTTAGCATGTAGTAATCCGTCCTTCTGTACTGCTCGCTGAATACCTACGCAGAAGGAGTCGATGTAGGTGTCAATGGCGTTGAGTCGCATGATACAGGAGAGATACTCTCTAGCTCCTGCTTGGCTCGACTCATCCAATCCCGAATGTATCCGGGTAAGTGTATGTTTATCAGTGCTAAAGCCTCCGATGCTGGCATCTTCAACTCCCCCAAATTGAATACCAAATCCCGCACGGGTTGTAGTTGGTTCATAGAGCAGTCCATGCCCTCCACAGTTGCTGCACTTATTTTGACGTTTATGATTAGTTCCATCTTTCTTAACTTTCTGAATCTTACCTAAGCCTTCACACACAGGACATTGCTTAGCCTTCATACGATACACTGGGTCCATGCAATCCTTAACCAGAGCCTCTAGCTCTAGCTTGTGCATCTTAGGTCTACGCTTATCCTTGCCACGCTCGTCAACGCCAATGTTAAGCTGCTCAATCCACTTAACTTTGTCAACGATCTTATAGGAATAAATAATCTGGCTAAGCTGTTCAGGGCTTGCCAGATTATAAGGATAATCCCCCATAATCGCTTGAGTTAATTCTCTTAACTTTTGCTTGAGTTCTAATCGTTCATTCTCATAATCCTGTTTAACGGATGCTAATGCCTCCTGATCAATGGCTATTCCATTTCGCTCCATAGCACTAAGGACGCTGCAAAACTCATAAGACAAGTCCCTAGTAGGCACCAGTCCAATGTTGGTAGACTTACCGTATTCTTTAAGCTGGGCAATATATAGGTCAGCAGTAGCATCAACATCAGCAATCCCGTACTCAAGCACCACAGGCTTAGGAATGTTAAAGAAAGTGATTCCTTGATCCAAATACTCACTTACAATGTCTCCCTTTTTCTGCGTTACATGATAGCGTTCAGCAACAGAACCTAAATCTAATGCTACGGATAAACCCCTTGCCAAGACATATTCTGCAATAAAAGTACAATGAATAGTGTCAGGCAAAGTAAACCCACACTCATGAAGCCAGTTGTAATCATGTTTCGCATTGTGTCCAACAAATACGTCTGCTTTGGACAATGCTGCTTGTAATACGTTGAAAGAATCTTCATCTGAACCCTCTGCGTGATTAAAGAACCTATACTCTGTGTTACCTATAATCTTACCGTCCTGAATAAACTTCCATCCCGCAGATACTAAACGATTACTTGGATTGTATGGGCTATAATCCCACTTATCTTTATCAGAATCTAGACACGTAATCTCGTGCTCCACATCAACGACCACTGCAAGCGTCATTATAATAGCCCTTAATAAGGTGCATAATTACGCACTTTAACCTACAAAACTGCACTTAAGGTGCATAAATGGTGCTCAGTGGAGGAATCGAACCCCCATGATCAGATTACAAAACTGACGTAATGCCATTATACGAACTGAGCTAAATTTGGTGTGATATCTAGACCATACCATGATATTGTGCCACCAAAACACGCAATTAATGCAGACTATTTAGCTGCCTACACTGGAGGCTACTACTAAGACTTATACGCTGACGTTGCTTAATAGAGCCACTACTAAATGCCTAACATTAATATTGGTCAGCCATCCTGGCGCTGCCCCAGGTTCACCACCTTCCAAGGGTGGTAGTAATCTTGCCCTACGTCATGGCTGAATAACCTACGGATTGGATATTAGCTTAATGGGTTCATCTCGTCCATCTTTATCTTTATTCAATACAGCCAAGTGATCGAAACAAAACCCAACAGCTTTCAGAAAATAATCAAATTCATTGATGTAGTTCTGTAGCATACCTTCGTCAGCATCGTCAAAGTATTTTTCTATTTCCACGGTACGTTGCCCAATGTCACCATAGGACTGATAGGAAAATGTAATTCGTTCTGACATATTAAACCCTCACTTGGTCAATAGCACGTAATGCAAACTTAAAGTTCTGAATCTCAGGCTGTTGAGCATTGATCTTCTCAATGTTTTCACTCATCTTAGCACGAGTAATCTCTGTCTCTGTACTGATCTCTGCCAGCTTCTTCTTGATGTATTCTGTCACATTCCGTCCATTAGGCGTCTTGGCAGCAATACCAAACTCCTGCTCAAGAGACAATAGCTCCATTAGCTTTTGGTTCAGTTCATCATTCTCATGTGTCAAATTAGCAACAATATGTTCAATTGCTGTTAATTCTTTCTCTAAAATACGTTTCGGACCTTTCATCGACCCATACTCCTTCCAGTTTCAATAGGTTTCTCTGTTTGGGTATTCACCCCATAGTTCTTATTACCTACACCAAGAAAGCGTAGTTCGTCAATAGCTTTTGTATAATCTGCAATAGCAGTATTCAAACCATCAATTTTCTTATTCTGTTCTGCAATAATATCCTTGGCAATCTTAACCTGAGAGTGAAGATTGTCAAGCTGATCTTTGACTAGATCAAATGGACTGTTGATGCTCATACTTCTCCTTTAGCTAATTTAATTGGCTCTTTATATACCTTAGTAGCTTGATTATTAGCTCGCCATGCAGCAGACCAAGTTTTCGCACCACGTTCAAAATCTTCGCTTAAATACTGACTTGCATTGTTTTGAAACGCTAATACTCCTTCAATGCTATCAAAGTCATGTGTAGCTACGTAACCTTTAAAAGATGTACCATCTAGATTAAACCTATCAGATACAACAATAGGAATACTATGTTGTAATGCAAAAGCTAAACGTGTAGTAGAAGCTAGATTAACATACTCCTTACGAGGAATATCAATAATACATTGAGTATGCGCCATCATAGATGCAACCACGTAATCAGGTAGATTAGCCATACCTCCCTGAACCATAAAAGCTGAATACTCAATACGATATGGTCCCTGTAGCTTAGCTCGCACTTGCTCACGATAATCTGTAGGCTTACCATAGATTAGAAAATTAATGAACTTAACCTTCTCACGTTCAATAACAGTCCTTCCCTTAGGATTATATGCTGGTACAGGCAGATAACAAATCTTATCAGCAGGAATAACTTGTAACCAGGGTTCTACTGGTGCCATAGACCAGAAGAAATCAAAGTGTGGAATAGCAGCCAATAGTGTATTCAGCCTATGCTTATGTAACTCATGTGAGGACAATTCAATAAAATCCTCAGTTAGAATGCACCCAGTCCTGATCTTATTAGCCTTAAGAGCCATCAAAGCATCGAAGGCATTCTGGTTCGTAAAATGCTCAGGGATTAGCTGTATGGCGTCTTGCTCCAGTATACTACACGATACATGTGCACGGTATCCACAGTCCTGTAAACCGTAAATAATGGGTTTTAGAATGTCACCATACACTCCCGCTGCTGTAGGATTATTGGCTAATGAGATATTAAAGTTTGTCACGAATAACACCTACTTACTTTTGGATCAATCTTATAAATCACAGGACCATGAAACGAACTTAACTTATTTTTAGACACATTGCAATACCTAATAAAGCGCCGTTCTGAATTTGGATCAGCCAATTCTTCCATGCCTAAGCCTAAAATAAGGTCACTTTCTGCCGCTTTGCTCGTCTTGCTGCCAGCACTCATTGAGTATGTGACAAGCGTTTTACCATCAGCGTCCGCACTTGCCTGTGTAACGCCAATGAGACTACACTTATTTAATTTAGCAACCTCTCTAGCCTTGCAATACAACTCTCCAAGTTGTTCATGTGTCGATTCAAAACGACCCGAAACACTAAGTTTATCAAGCTGATCAATGACGATAATATCAAAGCCGCGCTTACGGCATAAAGCATGTAATCGGTCAATTGTAAATCCCACTTCATCAATAAAGGTTATATTGTTCTCAATCTTAGCGAATAGCTCTGCTGCTTTATCAGGGTCTTCATCCACTTCATCTGTAGTCATACCAGTAAAGCTATTAATACAACGCATGACAGTTCGAATAACTGGTTCTTCATTACCTAGATATAATACTCGTGCCCCCTGATCAGCAAAACCATTAGGACCAGCAATCATATTTACTGTGAATAATGTCTTACCAACATCAGGACGAGCTAGAATATATGCAAACTCACCTTCGGCAATACCTGGCACTTGTTCATTGAGTGACTCAATATTAAACTTCCAGTGCTTACGGTTCTTTAATGCCTTGAGTACATCTTTGACATTCGTTGTAACTTCATTAATTTTGTCCGTTGGAATAAAGTCATCTTCGTGTTTGGATAGTACTTCTCTAACAGCAGATAAATCTGTTTGCGATCCTTCATCGAGTTCAATCCCAATCTCTGCGATCTTACGACCAACTTCTTTGCGCCACGCCTCTTTAAGAAGAAAGGCCCCTGTGTCAGCTTTAATGCCGGTCGCTTCTTCAACGTCTTCAATAAATGACGCAAGAGTTGTACGCTGTGCCCTTGTAAGAGTAGGGTTACGAGACTTGGTGAGGTCATGTATCTCCTCAACAGATAAGTCTCGCTTGAACTCCTCATGCGCCCATTTAAGTGTTTCATAGATTAACTTTGCATCCTCTACAAACATTTCAGGTGCAAGTTTAGACTTGTTCTGCACCCAAAATTCATGGTTAAGTAATAGTCTAATAAATGCCGGTTTCATTTAACTCTCTTTTCGCATAGCATTCTGTGCGGCTTTACACTCTATAGAATGATCTTTCATCATTGGGTTGCCAATTGATATTTCGCACCAGCAAGTACCATAACCTTTTAAACTTAAAAGCACATCCTCCAGTTCCGTAATGCGTTTGGTTTTTTCTGTGTATGTAGGACAAAGATGTAAGTCTAAAATTAAACCACCTCCAATGTTCTGTCCTTTAGTTTTTGCTCCACATCCATTACAAACTACATAAGTCATAACTTCAATTCCTTACGAATCTGATCCGGTTTCATATATTTAAGATCATCAGATATAAACCTAACCACAGCATTGTCAACTGACCTAGCCAGGTTTAAAGACTTCTTACGAGCATCAGGGTCAAGCGCAAATATGACATTATCATATTCTCGTATAACTTCCAATGCTTCTGTGGTCATATGTGTACCCATTAATGCTATAGCGGGTAATATAGCAGACGCAGCAGCAGCACTGGCAGCATCCTCTACAACTACGACTTGGTTTGTATTGCCACTAGCTCTTGTACTAAACGGGTAACGACTTGTTCCATATCTATACCATTTAGGTGTATACGATGCTCCCACTGTGAGCCTTCTGCCAACGGCATCAATGATAGTCCCGCTTCTTTCAACAACAAAGACGACTCGCCTAAGTTTCGGATCGAAGCATACATCAATCCGTTTTCCCCAGTAAGCGTCAGCACAATTGTTTTTTTCAAGCCATTCGTAGGCTTGTGAATCTGTAGTGATTGGAACGAAGTGGGTTGGTAAAGTGAATTCATTTCGTTGTACTGATTCGTCAACTTTGCTACAATCTCTTCGTAATCGAATTTGTATGTCATTCATACTTCTCCCAACATCATATATACCCTTAGCATTACAAGAAGCCTTAAAACAAAACACCTTCAGTTTACCGTTTTCTTTGGTGATACTGAAGGTGTTTCTGCCTCTACATAATGGACAATCAGTTCTTAGGTGGTGCTTTAGTCCCAGTAAACTTAGGGATTGATCCATCAGATTCATCAGGAATCTCCACAGCATTTAGCTTATTAAGCAATGTGTTGAACTGAATACGAGTAGCCTTAGTAGTGAAATAAGGGGCACTGGCTAAAGTAATCTGTAGCTGCTCCTCTTCAGGAAAATAACTAACCAGAATAACTTCGTCCGTATTAACTACATAATTACCAATTGAAATAAACTTACTCATCATCAAACTCCCGTTCTATAATAATTTCTTTACCTTTGTAATCCCGCAGGATTATCCGAATATCCTTATAACTCATGTGCATCACAGATGCAATATGTTTTTCGCTATACCCATCCTGAAAAAATGCTAACACTTCCGCAACAGTATCTTTATTGAAATGCTTACCCATTGTCAAGCCTTGTATTCATACATATGACATTTGTAATCCAGGATGAACTCATTATCCTCCAGAATAGTATTCAGTATAGCTTGATAATCTTTACAATGTTGTACAGAAACAAATCCATCCATCATAAGGGTATGACATTTACTATTCGGAATATTATACACATTGTGATAAGTATTCAAATCTGCAACAGCCATATTACATACTATGCTAATGAATCCTATTAGTTTAATCATCCAGCATTCCTAACTTTTTCTTTAGAAATTTTAATATTTTCTCTAAATCTTTTACACTTGCGCTATTTTTAATTCTATTAGCTTTGTGTGAAATAACCATTACATTGCCTTTTGTATAACCTAGAACAGGAACTATCCTATCAAGTGTAGGAGAGTTATCTGTTGGTTTCTTAAAACCTATTTCTAATGGTATACCTAGCACAGGACAGTACGAAGGTATTTTTATATCACCAATGTCTAAATTAAAATTTAATCCTTTAGACTTTGCTCTTGCCTTTGTATTTATTAGCATATTTAATTCAGCTTTATTTTCACGTTTGTTAGCTGCGTATTTTCTACTATATTCTTTTTTATCTTCTTCAGTTCGCACTTTTCTGTTTTGTTTTTTTATAACTTTTTCTTCGGGCGAAAGTGCATAATATTCCCTAACAGATTGCTTTTTGCAGGCTTTACACATACTCGCCCTTTTATCTTTACTTTTTTTATCAGTATAAAAATCTACTAAAGGCTTCAACGTAAAACACTGAGTGCAAATTTTTTCCATATAATCCTCCAAAAGAATTATATTATTCTTTTTTATAACTCTTGTCAATAGTTTTTATACGGAACAAAAATCTTCTATAGCTTTGAATAAAGCATTAACTTTTTTAATTTGATATGGAGAGAACTTTAAAGTTCCAGTCATACATGTTAATATATTAGTCTTTATGTTTTTAGCTATAACTTCATTTTGCTTTTTATGTTGATTATAATTTATAGAATTACCTAATTCTTTTGTGGAATAAAAACTTCTATTTGCAATATAAGAACTATAAGATATTACATCTTGTATAATTTTATTAGGAGTATCAGGTATATATGTTTTAAAAAACAAAAATATTAGTTGTTCTATACTATTTGCATTAATAGTATTAGTATTATCTTCTATATTTATTTCTATATATATTTTCTTATTATGTTTTTTAATTTTAAATATCATATACTCTTGTCTCGCACATATAATTTTTATAGCATACTTTTGGAGAAAGTCAATCCCCTTTCTGCAAACAACCATCAAAAAAGTTACGAAAGAGTTTGGAGTATCCCTTATCTGAAAATTTAGTCACTGAGGCCATTTCAATACCCTTCCCTATACCTTGCACCTGAAATTGGCTTACCGGGCTTCCTGAGCCATCCTGTGGCATTTGTGGGGGTAGTTGATTGCTGTTTTCGTCTGACATTTTCATACTCCATAAATTCTCGGATTTGTTCAGGGCTTGGATTAAGCATTTTTAGAAAGACTGATATGTCAGTCATTCAATATAAAACTTTTTAACTAAAAAATTAAATACTACAATACTTAACGCTGCTCCTACAGCACAGCTTAAACTAAACAAAATAACAAACCCACAAATAATTAATAGTTCTAACATCACTTAACTTTCCTATATGCAATAGTCGTCATTCGAGTACACTATAACAATGTACCCGAACAACGACATAGTTATATACTAGTTAGTGAAACGACCTAAAGCATCACGCTTGTTGTGATACTTAACAGTAACTTCTTCAACTTCATATTCATCACCATCATCATTTGATTCCCGACCCAATTCATCATCAGACACTACAGACTTATCTGAATAGCGTTGGTTAGACTTAAGCTCGTCCACCACGACATAACGACATACCCTGGCCTTCTGGTTATGATAGTCGTTTGGAATAGAAACGATGTCACGAGGATTAACCTTGACCACAACAGTCTTGCTACCAAACCCTAGAGCATACTCAAGGCTGGCAACGTGTAGACCATGTGAACAAGTAACATGACGCCGATCATCTACCTTACGACGATCCATAGAGACTTCACAGCCAACTCGATTGTCAATTTTCTTGGTATGACAATCCTTGTAATCTTCTGTGACACCTTTATATGCAATCAGATCACCATCTTCATGCAACGTAAGATCATTATGTTCCATGAACAGATATGTTTCTTCAATGGCAGAGTTAGAAGGATTATCATATACCTTAGCCAAGAAATTCAACATAGGTTGAACATCAAAGCCTTCAGTCATCATGGTCATGATACGATCAACGATAACACCTTGAACAGGTGCATCGTCATAGTACACAACACCATTCATAAGATAGGCACGACCAGTGCCAACATAAGCCTTGACTGCTGAACCAATATCCATATTAGCCTTAATGTCTGCAATGTCTTTGGAACGCAAAGCATCAAGCAATTTTAAATAGTTAGGATGGCTGCTATCAACTGTAGTAGCTTCACCATCCAGGTACACTGTAACTGATTCACCAGTTTTAATAAAAGATAACATTGTCATAGTCCGTGCTCCTTTGCACCGCTGTTTAATAATTCAACTAACTTCTTTGTTTCATGAATGTCGTATGAGTCACCAAGCATTTTCAATACCGATTCAGGTATCCACTCGTACTTACTAGGCCAACTTTTGGCCGATGACAATTTAATATTTGACTGCTTTTCACGACTCAATAAATCACAGGCAACATTGTACCTATATATACAATCCTTTGCAAACATATAATCTGCTGACTCATGGTCATTAGCAAACATATATAATTCATCAGTCCATTTGCACTTGTATGTCTTATTTAGTTTGTCTATACCCCTTCTAACTCCATATGCAATATAAGGTGTTTCTCCTTTCACTGTTGAAAGCCAATTAATAAAATCTTTGTTATCCTCAGTATCTTTACAGAACTCTTCAAGATTATCTATAGCATTGATAATCATATCAGGGTTAATGTTCAACGCTTTACGATATTGAACATATGTAATGATACCAGCTCTAACGCCAAACACTTCTTTATAATTAATGTAGGTATACTTAAGGTCTTTGACTGTACCTACAAATACATGCAAAGGATCAGTAATTTCTGTTAAATTAACATCTTTCTTACTATGGTCCCATACAGTAATTGTATTAGCCCTAGCTGAGTTCTTAGTAATATCAGTCTTAATGTAAGGTAACTCAGAAATCTTAAGAAATGTAACACGATGTGTATTATCGGATACAACCTTATCCCAAACAGCATCCTGCCAATAAGCAATAACCTTATTCACAACCCAACAAGGTTTACCATACTGACGAACCTTAGCTCTCCAGTTCGTACTAACATCTACAAGAATAACTACAGGCGATTCAGTAAAGTTTAAACGTATTCGATTCTTACTATAGCGCTCTGATATAAGGTTTAGATTGTCTTCCATGTAGTGTACATGGAATCCATCACTCTGGTATACCTTATCTCTTTCAAGATTATGAGTAATGCCAGTATTCTTATCTAACCATTTACAATCAAACTTAATCCACTTAGTGCTTTTGTCTACAATAATATTCAAAGCATCTTTGTATGTATCTGCATTCAATACTTGATTGTTGATAGCTTTACTAGCAGTAGCACGTTCAGCATCAATAACAGATTGAATGTACTTAATGGTAGTTGGCTTAGCACTAATCTTCTCACGGCTGGCAGCAATTTCTACACTACCAATAGGTAGGTGCATTTCTAGACTGCATTCAGGTAATGTGATACTTAGATTAATAATTTCTGAATGCGAATGCTCGTAAGGTACACCACCAACTACAAACGTAATGGTATGATCATTCCAATGACCTTCATCATGCACCTTACAAATTGAACCTTCATAGATATAGTTACGCTTATTATGCGTAATCTTAGCACCAACACACTCAACAGGTATAGTAGCATACCTGGTATATATAGTGATCTGACGAATAAAGTCATCAATATCTTGTGTCTTTACAGGTACTTTAACCTCTACACCTACAGGCTCAATGCTATCTTGTTCATGTAATAAAGCAATCTCAGGAATAGCATCCTCATTCTTAAATACATTATACACACGCTTCTTGTTGCCATGCCATACAGTAACAGTGAAGCTATCTACATATGATAGTGGTGCTTTAGAACCTAGACCAAAGCCACCAATGCCCAGATTACTATTTGACTTATCTGAACCAAAATAGGTAGAGTATAAGTTAGTAACCTTTTCGTGTGACATCCCTGTACCATAATCACGTACAGAGAACCAAGGTTCAAGGCGATTAGGACAATGCAGAAGTATTGGAGTGCTAGCATTACCTTGTTCCTTATGGCTATCAACAGCATTACACAGTGTCTCACGGACTACTGCTGCGGGTTTGTTAGAATAGATACCAGAGCTAAGCACCTCGAATGCTTTCGCTCCAGCACTAATGTTGAATGTGTTAGATACAAACGCATCGCTACGTTCAATCTGTCTGTTCGCTCCTGCTAGTATCATTAATATGTTCCTTCATATACTGTATGATTTTTTCAAGTTCTTCAATCGTAGCATTCTTTTTGAGACTGTTAGCTCTCCAAGATATGACGTGTACATTTCCTTTTACATATCCTAAATTAGGTACAACTCTATCCAATGACGGAGAGTGGTGTGCAAACACACCTACTGCCTTGTGTAATTTTATACCTAACACCGGGCAATACTCAGGAATTTTTATATCCTCTGCTGTAATGTCACAAGGTAATCCTGCTCTAGCTGCTCTTTTACTTTATTCTTAAACCACCTAGCACCACTTACACATAGATGTGTACATGGTGGAAAGGCAATCATTAAGTCCCAACCATCATCAATAATGTCAAACACATCACCTTGATAATGTGGTCCAGGTACATCAGTTGGTAATAGATCACATGACATTGCATCATGTCCTTTAGCGAGGAAGGCATCCCTGACCTCCCCGCTATATTCACAAGCCACCAGCACACGCATTTGTGATAGTCCTATTGAATAAGAGTTGCACCTTGATCCATGTAATAGCGCAAAGCATTCTTATCATGCTTGTCGATTACATCAACCACTTGCCAAGTGGATTGAACAATACCAAATTGTCCAAGCCAATGATCATATACAAATGATGCCTGACGCAACAGCTCATCATTAGTTTCAGGGTCATCATCTAAATGTGGAAACAATGCCCATACATTTAGCTTATTGTCATAGCGTGATTTAATTTCCATTTGCATGTTAAACTTCTTTAGGTTGAATGGCTACATAATGAGTCTTTACAAATCGTTTACTACACTTAGCATGAGCTTTAGCTGCATACCAGGTATAGAACATAGAGTATGTAAAGTGTTCAGGTACTTTATGCCCACGATACTGATTAACATATAGATACCTATACGTACCAGTATCACTAGGTGGACTAAGTAACTTAATAAGCCTGAGCCACATCAGATCATTCCTAACCGCTTCTTGAGTGAATAAATAGTAAGTGACAATGGTGCAGTCTTAATCTTCTCACCTACATCACCACCACGTTGATACCAGCAAGCCTTAGCAAAACGATTATTGTAATGCTTAAACTTGTCACCCTTTAACCAAGAGACATAGATACGTCCATTGCGATTAGCAACTATACGTCCCTTCCCTTTAGATTTATCCCGGACCCATTGTCCGACTTTAGCATACGGGATAGGATCATTATCTAATTCAATTGTTTTAAGAAATACACTCATCACTTAATCTCCTCTTGTTGCAAGTTAGTCTTTTCTTCTTCCCAATCTAAAAACGCATCATACTCAATCTCATAATCATGCAAACAGGTTTCACAGATTACATCTTTACCAATTACATTAGTTACTTTAGGTAGCCATTCATAGTTTACTACCCAACAATCCATATAATCATCACTGTCTACAAAGTTATCACAGAAACTACATAAACACATAGACATGTTAATATCCTTTAATCACAAGAGTTATAAACATTACGAGTAAACTCAAACTTACCATCAGGTAGTTTAATAGTTGGTCCGTATGATGGAGAGTATCCCCAATCTTTTAGATTAGGTTTTTTGTATTCTTGAATTTCTACAAGAGTATCTGCATGAAGTACAATGTCTGTACTAAAGCCACGATTGATTATTTTATATACAGTAATCATGTTAATAGTCCTGGTTTAAGCAATCATGACAGCAAGTTACTAATTCATTAGTATTTGTGTCTCTGATTAGATGTTCATAAGCAAAGTCTAATTCATACTGAAATATTTTACTACAAGTTTCACACTGATCACTTACAATATTTGATTTGTAATCAGCATAGTCATCATCAAAGTGTGCATCAACCATTAGCCACTCCATTAGCTTTGCGCTTACCCGTACCATGTGCAGGAAAAGCAATAACATAATCTCGATTAGCAATCTGACATAGACCACAATTAGCACAATTGACATGATCTAATTGTGTGGCAGGACATACTTTAACTCTGCGTCCTTTAGGCGTCATGCCACCGTGCACATGATAGTCTGATGGTACTACGCTACATACTGGACCAATGTTAAGGTCAAGTAACTTGTCAGCATGTTCTAAGTTATTGGCACTAAGGTTTACAGTGAACCCATAAGCATTACATTCTTTAATCTTACGACCCATAAGCAATGAATGGTTATGAGTATATGTAAAACCTTTACGCCCTACATTAGCAATAGCAATGTTAATTACATCCTGTTCAGATACATCCCCGGCTTGGTTATGTCTCCATAATGCACCCGTAGGTAATGATTGTATATGACCAAGCAATTGCTCCAATGTAATACTCCTAGAACCATCACTTACTTTATTCCAATGTATACGCAATGGTCCTGACTCAGCATAGCATCCATTGTTCTTGAATGCACAAGTATCAGGACAACTATTACGTGACGTAGTAGTAACTGGTATAGGTCCAGTCTTAGCATTACTAGACTTAGGTGTGAAGTGGTAGTATGTAGTCATGTCAATGCAATGCTCCATGAGTAGACCATGAATATAAACAATGCTAATGCTATAGCATCTATTACATAGTCAATAGGTCTATGATTAGTAACCTGGTTATTAGTCATGTTACACCTTGCTCCAGTTATACTGATTGATATAGTTCAAAGACAAATCAAACGCATACTGATACTCGTGTTGAAGTAGTGATACATTATGCCTATGCCAATTGACATAGTGTTCAATACACTTAATCAATTCAGTGTACATGATACAATCTCCTTAGATTGTTTTGTTGACTCGGTTAGTTTCATATTTACGAAACACATATCCATTAGGATATAGTGTACGCAATTCATTAAACAATGGCTCAGCTTGCAAGTCTAATACTTGTTTAGACAAAGCATTATCCAAACGCAATTGCTTTAGCTCGATGCCATTACGAGTAGTGGCTGTTAGTGTTAGTGAGTAAGTGTCAGTCATGGTTCACCTATGCTAGGTTAGGGGTAGTGTCATGTTCATGACGAGCGAGGGTTTTAAATATCAAAGGGTAATTATCTAGTGCAAGTTCTCTTACCATGCGATACATCAACATATTTAATTCATGATCTATATCAACGCCTTGTTTAGTGACGTAATCTATAGACCACATTTGTTCTAAGATTGTTCCGCAAGTAATCATGATTAGTCTCCCATACAAGCAATGATAAACTTAGAGTCATCAAAGCGAGGATTACACTGTTGAAAGTATGTTGCTAGTCTAGCAGACAATACTTCTAGTGAAGGCTGAACACCATACTTTTTAGCATACGTATGTTCAGCTTTAAATGCACTAGCAATAGCTTCAAAGTCTTTCTTAGACATAGACATGATACTTCTCCTCATTTGATTGATACAAGCAATCCGTCTTTCATTACACCTTGAGCGTACCATTTATGCGGTTCAGGATAATGCGGTCCTTCAAGGTATATTGTACCATTATCAGGACAAGTACCCATGCCCGGATTAAAGCAAGTGATACGTTTACCAGAAACAATGGCCTCCTTGATTGCTTTCTTGGTTTTAAAGTTAGTTGTGGTGTAAGACATAGCAATAGTCCTGGTTTAGTTAGTCCATATAAGCCTAGCATGGCATTTACTAGGCTTTGAAAGAGTAACTATTAGTTATGCTTTTACTCCCGCTGTTACGCTATGCAATACGATAGGATCAATCACATCATAGGTGAAGCAATCCTTATCATCCATAAGCATTTCAGCCTTAAGTTTAGCCTGCTCAATATTCTTGGCTTGAATTTCAGTGTAGCGGAATGTGGTAGCATCGCCACCTTTACCCGCTTTTGACAAGTAACGAACCAGATACGTTTTCTTTTCAGTCAATTGTTGTGCGCTCATAGCAATTCTCCAAGAGTTAAGGTTAAGACGTAATCAACACAAGGAAGCACTAGCCAATCTGTGATTTAATTGTCACAGTGACTAGTGCTTAGTAAGTATTGATTGATTGATTAGGCCAGAGTGTCAGGCCAGCCTAATCGGTTTAATGTTTTGTCTCTAGCTTGGCTCCAAATTAGAAGATAGGGGCAGGAGAACACTTATCCTTCACCGAGTCGGTATGGCTAAGCTAAGAGGTGCGTGTGCATATCCAATCATAGGGAGTTATACTAGGACCAACCAGATTGAACCGTGCCATATTTCGCCGGTTTCTGGTTGTTTACACTCTCACTTGTGGAGAGGGGCGGCTTGCTTAGTGCCTGTATGCCTTCGCATACCTTCACCGTGACCGCTAGAGAGTGCCTGCCCTAGCCATGTTATTGTGCGTTATTTTGCACTAGCTAGACGAGGATCATCTAATCGAAGGGAGGGTGGGATAGGCCCCCAAGCCGTTGTGTTCGCCTTCGATGGACAAGGTATAGGCCCATGATTTTGGAATGTCTAGCGATATTTTTGAAAAATGTGAGGGTGCGGCAGTCCGTCGCACTTGTGTTATATTTGCCACAGTTTCTATCAGGCCGTCTAGTTTAGAGTTATTCTAATTCCCTATACCCGCGAATAGTGGATAAGCGCGTGTCTGCGTATGAGTAAGAATTGTGCCATATGTGCTACATATCACCTAGATATGACTGGTATATGCTGCATGAATATTGTCCGGGTATTATTAACCTTTATTTGGTTATGCATGATTTATGCCAGGATTTGATATGTTATTTGTAGACAAAATGTCCACTTTGTAGCCAGTTAAGGGCTAACATTTTGTAGCCAGTTAAGGGCTAACATATTGATTTCATTGGTTGACTTATGTGGACAGATTTATAGGGCGTAGTGCCATAATCTGTCAAATAGCCCTGTACGGCCTTTTAAATGGCTTTATAGCCCTATGCGACATACTGACACAGCAATGAAATGGTAATGACAAATCATTAATCATTAAACAATGCAGAATGAATGAAACGAATATCATTCAATATTTGTTCTCTGTTTGTATCGCTGTATATACAGTTATATGTATGTATGGTTAGCTGTATAGCTGTAGAGGGGGGTAGGCTGGGGACTGAGCGTTGATATATATGTATATATGTCACTGCTATAAATTACCAAAAACACAACAGTAACAATAACATACATACACATACTTCATGTAGTATATCACTTATAAAGTACCACAATATAGCTTATCATTTACAACAGTATCAAACAAACATAAAAAAATAGCCTAGCAAAAACATGCTAAGCTATTATAATTTTTATACAATTTAGACCTGTAACAATAAATATTCTGGTATCATGTTGTTTGTAGCTACAAATATAGTTTTATTAAGTTATTGTTTTTATTAGTTTTTTAAAGATTCGCTACCCATATTAATATATATTAATATATTATATATCTATTTGCGTAGCCATTCCTGCGGAGCTTGAAGGTGGTGTACCGGATACACCTAGCCTGTAGTAGACTAGATGTATCCGATAGCCCTTGAAGTCTGGAGCCACACGAATAGAGCTTAGCAGAGACATGATGGGGCATTCCAGTCTATATAGCCCTAGTAGCATCATGGAGGGAGGTTGTGCTGTCTCCTGCTACATAGACTGAACTAAAGAATTTGGGTACTTAAGTCCGGTTCAGTATCTATGTATCTCATCACCTATACAACGCAGTCTACACAGCTGCTAAGAAACCGTGTAGAACTTGTAGGTTGTGGTTCGTCACAGAGCCTACTCTTACCCCCTAATCCTTAAAGTGGGGCTTTGGACGGAACACGCTGCAATATGGGTCTTTAAACCTGATATGCGTTTGTTGCGGGCTGAGGTAGCCAATAGAGTTCCTAGATGGAGTCATCACTTCCATCACCAGAATATACTATATCAAAATCATTTAAATGTCAATCAAAAATAATACTTGACTTACACTTTTTTTACACATATACTATTGTTTCATCCCACAAGGAGTAACTATGTCTGCATCAGAAGCAGTCCAACCATTAGTGCTTTTACCTTCCACAAACGGTACTGCTGCTAATGGTGCTGGTAGCACAATTTCTAATCCACGTAATATTGCTGGTACGACTCGTAGGGCTTTAATGGCTTGGACGACAAGTGGTACGCAATTTACTGTGAAGGTGCAAGGTAGTCCTGACGGTACGCTATGGCAGGATATGACTGCTACAATTACATCTGCGATATCTCCTAATACGACTCAGGTAGCTTTGGCATTTGATTGCCTTGCTCCTTATGTGAGGTGTTTTGTAGCCAGTGCTGATGGTACAACTACAGGCGCTTATGTGGTGTTAGTGTAATGGCTACTATTGCTAACTTCTCACCATGTGCTGCTAATAGTACTCGTAAGTATACAATTACAACTAGCGCACTTAGTGCTACAGCTTATCCTTCTTATTCTCCAGTAAATATTGAATCACTACTGTTATTTAGTCCTACTACTAATACTTATCCTATCTTTATTGCTTTTGGAGATAGTTCTGTAGTTGCTGCTGTACCTACTAATACTGTTAATGGCGGTATTGAATTAGCTCCTGGAGCATATCTTTTAGTCAATGATGTGTATGGTGGATATTTCTCTGCTATCACGACTGGTGGCAATGCCACGCTTAATATTACATATGGAGTTGGTCAATAATGGCTTCGATTAAAGACGATAATGGTAAAGATATTGTAACTTATACCATTGATGCTGAAACACTTTATAATGTTTTGCAGTATCTGGCTTACCGTCCATACAGTGAAGTACATAATCATGTGTCTAACATTCAACTGAAATCTGTTCCTAATTATGCTGAAACTGAAACAGTGTCAGATACTCGCACTGTTGAGCCTACCGAAGCTTAATGGGATTACTACGTGCCATAGCCGCTGGTAGTGGTTCAGGCATTACGCCTAGCTCTCCTCCACTTACTGCTGGTTCAGTTTTATTTGCGTCTGGTTCTACTACTGTAGCACAGAACAATGCTAATTTCTATTGGAATACTGCTGAGACTGGTGGGCCTGTAGCTCAAGGGCTTAGCATTAATACCAATGGTGATTTTAGTGGTACAGACTCTGTAAACATTTATTATGAATTAGACTCTTATGTACCTAATAGTGCAATCACTGATACCGCTAATTCGTCTACTGTTCCTGGCATTAGTATCAGTACTTCTCGTGGTACTGGGTCTTCTCCTGTTATTTCTAACACTGGGGATGTTATTGGTAAAGTTGCCTTTTGGCCCTATTCTGGTGTTTCTCCTGCTTATAATGAGCACGTTTCTCTTAAAGGTTATGTAACTGGTTCTACCACTAATAATCTTGGTGGGGAGTTACAGATTTGGACTAAAGCAGACAATGGTAGTTTAACTAAAGCAGCCACTTTTGACAATACACAAAAGTTGGTATTAAATAATCCATTAAGCCCAGCATCAGGTGGTACAGGTGTAGCCAATAATGCTTCTAGTACTTTAACTATTTCTGGTGCATTCGGTACTACCTTTACAGTATCTGGTACTACTAGTGTCACTCTTCCTACTAGTGGTACATTAGCTACCACAGCTAATATTAATACTGCACTACCTAGTGCTACAACAAGTCAGTTGTATGGTGGTTCAGGCGGTGCTGGTACTGCTGTAGCTATTACACTTGGTACTGGTTTAAGTATTACAGGTTCTACCCTTAACGTGTCTGCTGGGTCTGGTACAGTCAACTCTGGTGTTACTGGGCAGATGGCATACTATGCATCTAGCACAACAGCAGTATCTGGTAATGCTAACGTCACCATTTCAAACGGTGCTTTAACTCTTGGACAAACTACTGGACCTGTTGGTGGTTCCGTTACTATGTATGGTGCTACAAGTGGTACTGTCCAGCTTATCGCAAGTGCTGTTGCAGGTACTTCAACAGTATTGACATTACCAGCAACATCTGGTACAGTAACTGCATTAGGTAATACAGCTACTGGTTCAGGTTCTATTGTATTAGCTACTTCACCAACTCTTACTACACCTAATATTGGTGCCGCTACGGGTACAAGTGTTATTACATCTGGCGTACTTCAATCAGGTACAGCAGGTTCTGCAAACGGTTCTTTTGTATTAGCTAATACAACATCTGGTACAATTACAATGTCATCAGTCGCTGGTGCGTTAGGTTCTGCTGTAATTACTGTACCTGCTTCTACTGGCACTATGACGGTGTTAGGTAACACGACTACAGGTTCTGGTTCTATAGTACTTGCCACTGGTCCATCTGTAACAACACTTACGGTATCTTCTGGCGGTGCTGCAATTACTGGGAATACCTCAGTAACATCTGGTACATTTACCGCTTCTGGTGGTTTAGTTACAATGTCACCAGCAAGTGCTAACGTAGTTATAAGCCCTACTGGTACAGGTGTAGTTACGATTAATCCTGCAACGGCAGGTACAATTGATAACGTGTCTATTGGGCAGACTACTAAAGCTGCTGGCTCATTTACAACTGTATTAGCTAACACTACATTAACGGCAGGTTTAGCTGGTACTGGTACGGGCTCTTTAAAATTGGCTGGTACAACAAGTGGTACAGTTACACTTCAGGCACAGGCTGTTGCAGGTACATATTCTATGACATTACCTACAGCTAATGCTGCTGGTGCTTTGACAAATGATGGTTCAGGTAATTTATCGTTCAACGCCACATATCAAACAAGTGGCACAAACCCTTTCAACTACTATAATCTATTCTAAGGAGATAATTAATGGCTACGGCTCCAGCATATGCAGCAACACCACGTTACGCAGTAGGTAACTTAACAACAGGTGTTACAACTCTTACAGTAACGGGTGTTACTGGTCTTACATCTATTATTGCAGCAGGTGCTAATGGTACACGTATTAATCGTGTACGTATTAAAGCGACGGCATCCAATGCTGCCAGCCTAGTTTCATTGTGGATTTATTCTGGTTCTGGTAATGCTCAGTTGTTTGATCAGTTTGTTACTACTTCTACAACTCCTTCTAGTACGGTTGCATCTTACCAAGCTGATAAAACTTATACTGACTTTGTGTTGCCAACAGGGTACACGCTTTATGCATCAGCTTACACCACGGAAAATTGGAACGTGGAATGTTTTGCAGCTGACCTATAATAGGGAATTTATAAAATGAATCAAGGTATTTTTGGATTTCCGCTTAATGGTACACTAAACAACACATATTTGTCAGGTTTAAATTATTCTACAACTTTTACATCTAGTGGTACTTTTGATCCATCTAACACTTCTATTAACCCAAATGTAAAAGGTCCTGGTATTTATTACGTACTACTTGTCGGTGGCGGCGGCGGTGGCGGATATGGGACACAGAGCGGTGTTGCTGGCGCTGGTGGTGGTGGCGGCGGTTCAGGCTGTCCAATGCAACCAGTACCAATTTATATTGGAAGCACTGCAACAATAACTCTAGGAGCTGGCGGAGCTGGCGGAGCATCGACGGGTTCTACTGGTAGTAATGGAACATCATCGACATTAGTTGTTGGTGGTGTTACATATACTACTGCTGGCGGTGAAGGTGGACAATACGGAGGTAGTTCTACGGCTGCTGGAGGGCGTGGAGGTTCTGCTCAACAAGGGGTTGGTGGACTTGGCGCTATCCTTGGCACTTCTGCGACACCGTATAATGACGCGCAATCTGGGCTTAACGGTGGCGGTGGCGGTGGTGGAATATATTTTACATCTAGTCATTCTGGCTATGCTGGTAGTGGGTCTGGAACCTTTTTATCAAATGGCATAGCTTATTCTGTAGCTTGTAATTCAAGCTATGGCGGATCAGGTGGTGGTGGCGGTTCTGGTTATCTAGGCGTAGGCGGTACAGGAGGTAGTCCTAGTAGTAATGGAAGTAATGGTACTGGATATGGTTCTGGCGGTGGTGGTGGCGGTGCTTATGGCGGTGCTGGCGGTAATGGTACGGCTGGTTGCTGCGTAATATTTTGGTAAAGGTTAAAAATATGACAGAACAAAAATATGTTTCAATAAATGGTGGGGTAATAACTCATGTCACTATGGGACATGATTTACAAGCTGAAATTAGTCAGCCACAGTCCTCTGCTGGTGAATGGATAGGTTGGACAACACAAGACAATGGTGTAACTTTTATTGCACCAACTGTCCCTGATCCCTCAACTGGCACTAGTTCAACAATTTTAAGTCCCTTGGAATTCTTAGGTTTGTGTGAAACCGCTGGTGGCATGACTGATGCAATGTTAGTAGCAGCACACAACGATGCAAATCTTGCTTCTCTGTGGCTTAAATTTACATACGCCAAAGAAATTGAAAAAGCTTCATCTCTCACCTCTAACGGTTTAGATGCATTACATGCAACTGGTTATTTACCTAATGGTAAACAAGCTGTGTTAGATGTATGGCCGACAGTATAATTCCACCTCAAGACCCTCACCCATATTGGTTAAGAGTTTTAGTTGAAATTGATCGGTTTATTAATGTTGTATTTTTAGGTAGTAAGCAACCTATTACATTATCTCAAAGGGCAGCATTTGCTCAACAAAATAATGAAAAATGGGCGTGTTATTTATGTAAGTTTCTTGATCTAATTAATAAAGATCATTGTATTAATTCTATTAAATTTTAGGAGATAAATTATGGCACGTCCTGTTAAATTTTTGAAATCTGGTGGTGTACTTCATTCAGATGAAGCACAAGATAAGAAGCTATTTAAAAAGCTTATTAAAAAAGAAGAAAAGAAAGAAGGCAAAGAAATGAAGTCTGGTGGTTTTAATTCGCCTAAAGACTACAAGTTTAATGCTGCTATTATCAAGAAAGAACCTAAAGAGATTAAGGACACTGGCGGTAAGGAAACATCTAAGCCAAAGCCTGAGGCTAAGTCTGAAAAGAAAGAACCTAAAGCAGAAGGTAAGGATAACAC